CCATCATCATTGGGAGGGGAAAAAGTTAAAGTAGATGTATTCAAAAATAAATTTTTAAGCATTGGACTTTCTCTTTTCAAATTCCTGTTTGATTGCTTCTTTTAATTTTAAATATTCTGGATTAATCGGCGGTAGCTCAATCGCTTTCTTGTTATTGATCTTGTCAAACTTGTGATGCTTGCTAGCTTCCTCGCGTTTTCTATCAGCTTCATTAAATTCATAATTGGCTAGTTCCAGTTCCCACAAATCAAAGTCAGCTAGCGGTTTGCCTTTATAGATCATTTGCAAATGGCCTTTTGTAAAGCCTTGGCTTGCGTTTTAATATCTTTCATCAAGGCTTTATCCTTGCGAATTTCTTCCGCTCTGGCGAGCGTTCTCATGCCATCTTCAGCCCGATACCGTCGCTCATGATCCGAAATTGTAGCCTTGCTGGGAGCTTCATTTACAGGACCACCAGCTTTTGCAACAGGTAGCGTGTGTTTCTTAGCCATATTCTTATTTCCTTGTAAACAGGCTGTCTAAACTTTCACTGTTGATAATTATAGGACGCGGCTTATCTTCCTTGAATGGCTGGATTTTCTCATTCAGCGTAATCAAGTCAGGATCATTAGCCCGCTCAAGTAGAGCTTGCGAGATTAATTCTTTTTGGCTATCTGGCGTTTCAGGCTTGCCAAGCATATCTACCAATATTTCTACAGCTTTAGGAATAAACTTTTCAAGATTGTGATGCACGAATGCTTTATGTGTCTTATGCCTTGATTTCAGTCCTGCTGATAATCCAGCTTCAAAGAAAGCAGCGCACAAATCTGCTGCTGTCTGCTCAATCAGAACCGAGGCAGGATTGATTATTTTTCTGGAAAGACTGCTCATTTTTTCTTTTCCCAAGGATCATGCTCTACAGGCATTAAAGGAAGCGGAACGCCTTTGCTAAACAGCGGAAAGCCTTTATGCATCGCAGCATCTTTTAAAGATTGTGGAATGTCAATGTAGTGAATAGGCATGGTTTCATGCTCTATTCTATAGTTCTTAGCTGTTTCTGGCGAGAATGTCCTGTTGATCCAACTTCTAGCATCAGCTTCAGAGACAAATTGATTTGATAACTCATCGCCACGAAAAACTTTTACTTTACCCTCTTTTTGAATTTCAGCCGTCTTTACCTTAACCCCATGCTCTTTACCAATCTTCTCCAAAGCTTTAGGAATAATTTGATCGTAAAAGCCTTTCATGCCTTCGCCGCCAACCTCTAAGTCTTGACCTTTAAGGATATGAGTTGGTCCTAAGCGACCATATTCTAGTTCACGATTATTATTGACTTCAAAAGCAGTTTTATTCAAATGACGTTCGGCATATTCTAAAGCTTCAGCTTCAGAGCCAACAGTACCTTTGCCAATCTTTACTGCTCTTTTATCCTTATTGGTTACAACATATTGATGTTCTGTCTGTGTAACTTTTAAATCTTCTTTCTTAACACTAGGAACACGCTCAAAATTTTCAGGCTCCTGCTTTAAAAGTTTATCGGCTGCTTCCTTGCCAATGAGATTAGGCAAATCTTCAGGCTTGACACTATCTTTAACGATTACTTCTGCGCCTTTGGCGTCCCAAGCTTTTAGATATTGCTGCTTAGGATTGTAGGATAGTTTTTCAATTTGCTTTCTAAGATTATACCTAGCAGCCTGTGCCTCTCCCGGCGTCCAAGACAACCGATCATAGCCTTTTTCAGCAGCTTCGCGGATCATTCGCTTTAATGCTAATTCGTGCCAAGACTTTTTGAATGGTGCATCTGGAACGCCTTGTCTACCTTTAATTTCTCCTAATTCGATCTGATCAACATAAGCCTTTAATTCTTTAGCTGCTACAGGATCAGCCGGAAAACGATCTAGCAAAGCTTGATCAAATGCAGACTTGCCATAGACTTCAATTAGCCTAGTTCTTTCTTTAGTTTGAGCTTCAGCTTTAGCTACTGCTTTAGGATCAATGTATCCCCTATCCCGTCCCTGCTGATGCCAGTCCGATTGAATTTCTTCAAGGTGTAGGGATTTCTTAGGTAGATTATCAGATACAATTTTAGTAGTCACAGATGCAGGAAGCGTAGCTTGATAGGCTTTGGCTTCATCTTCAGTAGCAAATACTTTAGACTTGTTACCTGATCTAGTATTTTGAACAGCATAACCCGGTTCACTCATAACCCTATCATTCATTCTGACATGAGCTAGAATGTTTGGTTCATCCCAATGAGAGGAACGATAATTAGGATTTTCTTTAGGCCCATTTTGCTTTAAATTCATAAGCTCACTTTGAAGATTGTTTCTTTCTTCAGCAAGCTCTCTACGTTTTTTAATAACGTCTAACCCTTTTGGCAACTGTTCTAATTCTTCAAGCAAATGTAAGTCATTAAACTCATCTTGAATTTTTTCTAAGCGATTTTGAATTTTAGCTTTAGGTGCGAACTCCATACCTGTAGTACGGGCTAAATGTTCCGTTGACCAACTGGCAGGCTTATCGCCAAAGCCTTTTACATACTCACCATTAGCATGTTGAATTGAGAAACCATTTCCTTCTGGATTAGGTACAACTTTAAATCCATTTTGACTTCTTTCCGGCAGCCTCAGCAGCATTTCCCTATAGTTTTCTCCACCGGGAAGTTGATAGCCGTGATATTTGGTATCCCCTGTTTCACTAGCATTTTTTGTTTCAATATACCGCTTTTGTAGTTCGGTATATTTAGCTACTTCGGCAGGGTCCATATTTTTAAGCTTGCTATGCATTGCTAAATTCTGCAATGGATTTAGATTATACTTTTCACCTAAAACTTCAGAATAATCTTCAAATTCTTTATAGGCGTCCTTAGCAGCTTTAATATCTTCAGCCGATGCTTGCCCTTTTCCAACCTCATTTAGCTCAATCTTGTTCGCAGCCAAATGCTCCTGCACCTGTTCCTTAGTAACAGGCTTACTTTTATTTTCATTCAGGAAGTCAGTTAATCCCGTCCATTGTAATTCCTCTGGTTTCACTCCCGGCTTATTGGAGAGTGTACCTAGCCATTGTTCGCCAGTCATTTTAGATTGTGTAATTGAGTTAATCTGATGCTCTACAGCAGAATAGAAGGTGGGAGCCTTACTCTTTGCCATCGCTTCAATCGCCGTACCCGGTTTACTGCTATCAGCCATAAGTGTACTCGTCAAAGCGCCATACTGCCCAGCATGTTTATCAATCAAGCCTGTGTCAATGGCATGTTTCAATGCCGCTTCACGGTCTAGAAAATGTCCCTTCTCATTAATGAAGCCAAATTTAAAATTACTTAAATCTTCGCCAGTCATGGCCTGACGTTCAAATTCTGGATAGATTTCTTTAGGAATTACATCTAAGTGCTGCTGTCCCTCTTTGCCCTTATAGAGCTTGTCTTTATATTTTAAAGCAGGACGCAAAAATGGCGTAGCCCCTAATGTAGCATCTGTAGCACCGGCTAATCCACCAGTGCCAGCTAGAGCCGCCATATCTAACGCGCGTTCAACCATCTGCGGATTAGTATGAACGTCTCCGCTCACAGGGTCAACCTCATATTGAGGTAGTTTACCAGCTAAAGCATCTCCTGCTGCTGTAGAACCGCTCCTAAGCAGTTTTTCAAGCCAAGTCTGATAGCGTTCTTCACCAGCCAAGCCAAACAGACGATTGCCAAACTTTGTACCCTTGGAAAATTCAGTATCTAGCCAAGGGTTATGATCAACAGCAATTAGTTGTTTACCGCTTTCATGAATGATTGGTTCTGCTCTTTGCTGTTCTGAGATAGGCTCTGGCCTAGCCTCCTGAATTGGCCTAATTGAAATAGCATCTTCTTTTGTAGGCATGGCTACAGGTAGCGTAAATGGCTCTTGTACTTCACCAGTATCAATTGGTAAGTCATAGTCCATTATTGCATTACCTGTAGATGCTTGCCCGGCCTATTAGGATCAGGCATGTAATAATTTCCGTCAGGCGCTTTCAAGGCTCCCGGTATATCCGGGTGTTCCTCAGGCTGATCCGGTTCCGCTTGGCTAGGCTCTCCCTGCCCTTCAGGAGCTTCCTCGGGCACGATAGGCGTTCCGCCCTCATTCATGCCCGGCAAATGATCCGCGCCATCAGGAGCCGGGCCACCAGCCGCTAAAGCCTCCAAAATCGCTTGCTTAAGCAAGGGTTGTAGCTGCTCCAAAGAAAAGGCCGGTCCTGCATTACCCAAAGCGATAATGCGCTTGCTCATGGCATCAAAATCTTGCCTGATTTCAGATACAGCCGTTTGCGTCGTTTGCAAGTCTAGAGCACGTTCCTTGATATCAAACTCTCTAGTTCTGTCCTCATACTTTTTAACCAAGTCCTGCAACTCGCTTTGCAACTGTTGAATATGATCAGCAGCCTTATGCATCATATCTTCTGTTTGTGGATCAGGAGCATCACCAGTAACATTCTTTGGAATGATCTTGCGATAACGTTCAGCCAAAGCTTGCGCTTCAGGAAAATCAGCAACCTTCCAAAGAAGATCGCCAGCGACCATCATAAATTCTTTATTAGCTGCTGCGATTTGAGTTAAGGCGTTAAACGCTTCCTGCCGTCTAGTGGCAAATGACGGTCCTGTATCAGATTGAACATCATAGATGCCCACACTAGGATTAAAGATGATATTCGCCATCTCTTGCGCTTTGTCCATGTCAGGTTTTTCACCATCTGGTGTTGGTATTTTCTGAAATGGCATAGGAGCTTTATTATCAATCGTAACGTTCATAACGCTACCATCAGTAGCCGCTATGCGAACAACTCTAGGAACGTCATAGATCAGCGGCACTAGATCAATGATTATCTTACCAGTAAAGCGTACAGCGATAGCCAAATTGTCAATGAAATGATAAGTAGCTCTGTCGCCCTGCCGTTGCCTAGCATTAATCGCAATACCAGATTTAGCATTTTCATTTTCTCCCATCTGAGCTTGGTATTGACCGCTAACCATCATCATTTCATTTTGTGCAATTTGCATACCTTGCACATAACCGGGCGATGCTTGCGGAGCAGCAGGACGCACCGGAGGCGGTATTTCGTTTCCATCATCATCTACATGGTTCCAAGGCAACCATGCGTGATTGACCGTATTGGCTGTTTTCCAATATTCCTCTAGCCCTTCAACAGCCGCCATTGGCGCAAGCCAAGGTACTTTAGTCTGTAAAGCGCCAAATTCAACATTAGCTGATGTATTGATATTGTACATACGTTGAGCATCCAGCAACGCTCTGGTATGTCCCTTGCGATCTAGCACACCATCAATGACGGTTTCTGTGCCAACTAGCCGTACAATTGGTATGTATTTGCCAAGCCAAGGACCACGATCAATAATCGTGTTTCCGGCAATCTTGAACCATTCAATATTATCAGATACGGACTTGCGCTCGAAAGCAGTTTTTTGAGCATCTGGTAAATCTTTTTCAAATTCCTTCAATGCATCGTAAAATTGCTTCTGCTCTGCTGTCAGCTTGCTATAAAATTCCTCTACTAATTGTCCATTGTGGGGATCAGTAAAGCTGCAAGCTATCTCTTTCTTTTGAGTTTTGCGATAATATTCGCACACTCTCACTATATCCTTGGTAGCCCAACCATCCGAGGTATTACTAAATACCGATGATCCGCCAACATCTTTAAAATCTGAATACTTTGCGTTATACAGATCGCGCGGATTATCCTCAAAAATAAATCCAAACCTAGCATCTGAGCCGTCAACTTCAGTAATATCAGGATCAAGATAAACCGATCTAGGGTCTTTAATTCTTTTAATGTAGATTTCTTGCGAACGTGACTTAGCACTGATGTAATCAGTATGTATGCGCCAATAGCCTATGCCGCCTTGTACTTGGGTTACAGTGCCATTATCATAAACATTTTCAGCACTGGAAATATATTCAATATGCCTGACAACTTCCTGATAGACTTGCGCCGCTTCAAATGAAGCATTATCGCCAACAGGACGAATGTTAATGCCCGGTTTGTTCTGCTTTGCATCATTAATGATTAAAAGATTATGCTGATTGGTTTTATTGATGGTTAGGCAGGGCCTACCGGCTGAAATTCTATCGCCAATTACCCATTCATCCCATTGAAACATATTGCGGCTATCGCCATTGGCAAACTTGATATCAAGCTCATAATAAACGCGAGCTTGGCTTTCCCATTCTTCGCAAACCCGAAAACGTCCCTTAGCTTCTAGAACAATAGCATCGTCGCCACCAAGCTTATTAGAATATGGATCAGTTGACCATGCCATTAGATAATATTCCTTAAATTAAAAATAATTTTATAAAAATATTAGGTGTGTCCCATCCAGCTAGTATTTTGCCGGTTTAGATTAATTACTTTTGGTACAACTCTAGGAGGTAGCTTGGTAGAAGCAGTTTCTGATTTTAAAGATAATGCGAAAGTTTGAAATGCATCTGCCCCATGTGACCAAGGCGTGTCATGATCAGGCTCATTACTAAAATTTCCAGTCTGCTCATTTACCTTATAAGTATAACGTCTCAAGCATTGCAAGCCGCGTTCGGTCTTTTCAGCATCAAAATTACATAGATCGAAAACAGTTCTAGCGGCGTTGATACCAAGAAACTTCTTTCTAGGGGCGTCAATAATTCTAACTTGCCAGTTTAAAGCCCTTAGTTGTTTTTCTGGCGTGATATTGGATAAAGTTTCGGCTGCGCCATCATGCGGCAAATTATGTCTACCGTAATTATAACCCCTACGTTGTAGCTCCTGAATGTAGAAAGGCATTTTCTTCAGACTATTTTCGTAATAGTCTATCAAATTAAATTCAACTCCTATGGTTTGAACAAACCAAATAGAAGTTTTATCGCTATGCCCTAAATCCCAAAATGTATGCACTGGCCTGTTGGGATCATACTTAACACTTCCAATGCGATTTTCTAATGTAGCTTTTCTGATTTCTTCAGCGTAGATAGCTCCATCAAGAGTTTGCTTACAGTGACCTTCCCACACATTTAGATAGCTGGTCGGGTCTTTTTCCTTTAATTGCTCCATTTCCTCGCGAAGATCGTCAGGAAACCATTGGTTATCTGACCAATTAATCTTTTTGATTATCGCGTATCTATTGCCCTTATGATCAAAGTCATTCGGCGGTTTTAAAATAAAACGTTCATAGGTATTATCAGTATCTAATTCAGGATTGAAACTAACCCATATTTCAGGACCAACTTTAAATGGTCCTATGTTGCCAGTTGGAGCATCAGCAGGACGGCCACGAATAGTAGGGCTTAATTTCTCCCAAGATGATTTAGAAACCACATTAGCTTCTTCAACCCATGCGATATCAATAAAAGCTAGCGACTTAAGACTGTTGATGTTGTAGCGAAGTCCAAGGAAAATAAACTGCGAACCTGTACGTTTAGAAATAATAGTCTTATCTAATATCTTAAATTCATCTTCCAAATCCATTGCGAAAATTTTGGCTTTTAAAATTTCATACACGCTTTCATCAATGGACTTTTGAAATTCACGAAAGCAAGCAATACGCAAACGCTGTTGTGAAGCTAAAATAATTAAAGCAGCCGCAATGTTTTCAGTCTTGCCAGCACCGCGACCGCCCCACAGAACTTTATAACGGGCGCTCTCCGTAAGCAAGAATGCTAGATGCTCTGGAAATTCAATTTCTTTCACTTAATGCTCAATCGAATTGCCCATAGAAGAACCCTGAACCGTAGTACCCGCCATAAAAAAGTCCGTAAGTATCAGCATCTCCTTCGATGCTATACACAGCATCCACACTACCCTTAACCGCCCAACCATCCAGCTTTCGCCAAATCGGTGTTGTGTTGACATTGATAGCTTGCCACAGACCGTAAGACGCTGTATTGTGACCGCTGCCAGTATCAACCGAACACCAGCAATAGAGTGTAGGATAACCGTTAAACCCGGCCTTGGCTTTACCTAAACCAAATGCAAAAACATCAATAACATTGGCAATAGTGTTCCATGTTCCAGTACCACCGCCAGTATTAAACCATAGAGGCAGTCCTTGCACTGGCAGTTGCGGGCCGGAACTAAAGAACAAGTGACCACTATTGCCGGGTACAGTTTTAAGCGTTGCGTTGAAATTGGATTGGTTGCTAGTATCAAACTGACTTGTTTTAACGCGAGTACAAGTTGAACCATCTGCTGAAATAGAATAGACACCATCCGTTGATGGTGCAGCAAAATAATTATACGCATAGTAAGTATTAGCTACTCTATCGGCAGCTACAATATGCCTCACCAGTGTATCAGCACCGCCCCAACCCGTAACGCTAGGCGAAACAGGAACGCCAGAACAGCTAGTTATGTTTGTCCAAGTTGTTCCACCATTTTGCGTAATAAATAAATCTTGCTCATTACCTAATTGCCAAATGGCATGAGTGCTGTCAAGACAAGCAACGTGACCACCAAAGCCATTTTGTCCGAATATCTGTGATGGAACAGTTGTTAAAAGGGTCCAATCGGAAGGCGTTCCAGTGCCGCCGCCGTTGGTTGATTTTGCCGATGTTTCAAAAGGCGAATTTCCTGCATTTGCTACTAGATAAATAGTGCTAGGATTTTGAGAGCACCAATCCGCTCCAAAACCTTCAGTTATGGCTTGATTATAGTTAACACCGTGATTAGACGGATAAGCAGCAGGATTGGTGACAGTCCATACAGGACGATCCCAAGCCGTGAGAATTGGCTTTCCGCCGGGTGGCGATGCTATCCAAGTAGTGACAAGCTGTTCAATACCAGAACTATTTGATGTATAAGTTTGCGAGCTTGTACTAGACGATGGTGAAGAAACCCAACTACCAATACCTTCTGCTGTAAAAAGAGAATTTGATGCCGCACTGTTGTATGCGATTTCTCCAACCGTAAAATTGGTTTCATTGGTATTAGCGAGCCAAGGAATATCTGTTGCGACCCGCACGGGATGGGCCGATGCTCCACTCCATGTTCCACCTGAGCCGCCTGTTGTATAGCTGGTAGAGCCTAGCGCATCTATCGCAACAATATTGTTGTTATTCGCCGGATCAAACGCAATTGTTCTTGGTTCAGTAAGTCCTGTAGTAAATGTGCTCCATGTAGTACCGTTATACTTTTGTATGTTGGCTGTGCCATCTCCCACTGCATAGATTATTCCAGCACTATCAGACTTGATATGTGCAACACTTACAGGACCACCACTAGTGAGCGTAAAAGTTCCGCTAACTCCGGTTGTTGATTTGTAAACGCCGGTCCCAAAACATTCAATGTAAACATTCAAATGGTTTGAAAGATCGAACGCGATTTGGTAACCATCACCCTGACCATTGGTAGAAGTAGGAGTACATAAGCCGGTGATTGCAGTCCAAGAGGTTCCGCTGTTGGTTGAATAATACGCGCCGCTATTTGGTGAGCCGACAATAACTTTTGTAGCATCTGTAGGATCAATGCCAATAAATGGCCCGAAAAATTTGGTATTTACGTTTGGACTTCCTCCTATTCCAGTTATGGCAGTTGTCGCAGTCCAAGTCATACTGGCACAAGAACGTAGATTGGACGTTTTATAAATCGTCCCGTTCCAGTTCATGTATGCTTTATTGGTGTCGCTTGGCGCAATTCTTATTTCATATACGCCGCAGTAATTACCGTTTCCGCAAATATTTGGAGCATTACTTGGGTCTGAAGGCGGTAATGTGTTGGTTGTGACTAGCTGTACCCAAGTCGAACCACACAACTCATAAGCACCATAGGTATCGGTGCGAACAATCTTGGTAGTGGTTCCTGAATTATTGCAGGAGCCTACACCTTGATCACATTGAATATCAATACCAGTAAGCTGACCACCAGCACCGATCTTCAGTGTTTGAATAGTATTTAAATTGGTTGGATAGACACCGTGGCGAGCTTCTACAGTGCCAACAAATAGTAAAGCAATAACTAAAAGAAGTTTAATCGGTGATTTCATTAGTACACATTTACTCCAAGAGCCGTCATGTAGGCATTGATACGATTTGAGATTAGAAGGTGAGTTGCACCGCTCACCCCGGCTCCAATGTAAGCGGCAGATATTTGGTCTGTACTGAAATCTAGGTTTCCTGAGCTACTATCATTTAACGCTCCAATGCTTAGTGCAACAATAGGCACACTAGTGCTGATGTCACCAAGTGGGCCAAGATCAGTTGAAGATGCATTTCTAAAGACGCTGGTATTTGAACCATTGGTTCGAGATGCTACTAAAAACCCTTGTGCGGTTGTTACGGTAAAAGTTGGAAATGAGAAGCCATTCATGTCTACGCTTGCTGTTGCTGCGACATTAAGCGGCTGCACATAAGCGTAGGCTGTACCTCCAGCACCTATCGAGACATAATTTTGCGCCGTAGTTCGGTTGGTCCTAACGTACGCACCAAGACTAGCACTATTCAGCACATAGTTAGGAGTTGTTGCCGTGTTAGGGTTGAAATTTGTGCTGAGGAATTGGGTTGTTCCGTTGCCAGTATAACCCTGATCGGCGGTGAAACTTGGTGCCGCTGTAGTGGTAAGCCCATAGCTGGTTCCACACAAATTTAGGTTCGCTGTGGTTGTTGTGTTTGTCGCAAAAATATAGAGAGCATCGAGCGTTGATCCGCAAGCCCCTGCACCTGAATTTGCCCCATTCACTGTACCAGTAATAACACCATCTGTAACCAATCCACAAATTAAATTGGTATAAGCAGTTGTTTCTGTACCGCTTAGGCCAGAGGTACGCGAGATAAAGGTAGTGGCTTGTGAGCAACCGCTACTTGATTTAGCTAATGGCAACCATCCCGCCGCATTTACATTTGGCAATGGTGCAAAGGTAAGCGCCGCGATTATCGCGTATTTTAAAAGTTTATGCATAGTGAACTACCGGCTGTTGTATTCTGTAATTAGCACACAACCATTGCCGCCAGCACCTCCTGCTGCGGTTGAAGCTGAGCCTTCAGACTGACCACCAGAACCACCGCCTCCACAGGTTGTTCCAGCGTTGCCACTAACAGCCGTAGCTGCACCTTGTACACCAATAGCGCCGCCACCATAGGGACCGGAACCACCATAGCCGCTAGACATGATAACAGTAGTAATGCTGCTACCATCGCCGCGACCGCCCGGAGTGCCAACAATCGTAATGTCACCAGTTCCAGCAACACCACCAGCACCGCCAGCGCCGTTAGCGGTTGTTGCTGCACCTGTTCCACCAGAGCCGCCTTTACCAACGCACAATGTACCAAGTGATGTATCATTACCAGCGGTGCCATTGTTGTTGCCAGTTGCGGCACCGTTGGCAGCAGCAGTATTGGTAACAGCCTGAGAAGCGCCGATTTGTGCAGCCGTCAAACGAACGCGAGAGTAAGAACCGGAACCGCCACCGCCACCTGATGATACACCTGTAGCTGATGCAGCCGCACCGCCAGCACCGCCGCCCTGTCCGATACACTCTACAACCGCATACAACAGATTAGCATTAGGCGTATAAGTGCCGTTTGCACTGGTAACGAACTGTTGAAATGTAACGCTGCCAAAAATAGTTGCTGCACCGCCATAAATACCTTGCGCGTGAAGCGGAGCACTGATCAGTAAAAAAATTAAAGCTAAAAGTTTTTTCATGTTATTTCACCATGCCGTGAATGAAGCCAACCGTGCTTAATGTCAGTGTGGAGCAAGATGTTGAACTGATAGCCGCCGTCATCCCCACACTATACACAGCGGGAGGACCGGGGCCGTAATTAACACCACCGATTGAGCCTGCTCCAATGGGAACACATTCAACCAAATTACCGGAAGCAACCCCTGATGTGGTAGCTCCATTGCTAGGCGCACTGGTAGCATTGAAGATCATAAGCCAACATGCCGATGTACAGTCAGCATAAGCCGCATAAAGGCTACCAGCAGATGCTTTTAAAACTAGACTTGATACAGCAGAGCCGCCAACAACAGGAGTGATGCCAGAATTGGAATTTCCAGTTGGAGTTAGCACGTTAGGAACTGCCGCCGTATCAGCAGCAGGACCAAGAGCGATAATGCCGGGACTGTCAGGACGTAAAGCAGTAACTAAAGCTGTATTGGTTGCCGTAACTGGTGCGGTGGAAACTGCGACTTGTCCGGTAGCCGTAGACACACCACCAAATTGAGCAACGTTAACCGATTGGTTAGCTGCTAAAGCGACGTTCAAGGCAGTTGTTAGATTTGGTTGATCTGTTGCGATAACAAAACGCGGCGTACTGGCAGATTTATTACCTGAATTGGTATCAACTGTAGTAGGCCAATTGGTAGTATTAACAGCGTTGGTAGTACCGGGTGTGGTCTGATCTATGCCAACTTTACCAATAATGTTTGCACCAGCCGGTGTTGATGAAATGATTTGCAAATAGTTTACATAATCACCAAAAGTAACGCTTGGACCTTGCGAAACAGCAGTCATAGTACCGGCTACAGTACCAGATGTAAAAGTAACACTCACGCGAGCATAACGCGCGCCTTGTGTACCAACCAAAAGATAGTTGCCGTTTGCGGTTGCTCCTGTAGCTGCTGCACTGTAGGCAGGAGGGGCAACGGACATATTAAGCAACGGAACGCTAACCCAATTGGTGTTATCATTGGAAATTTGCCCAACAACTGTACCAGCCCAAGTACCAGTTAAATTAAATTGTACTGAGTTAGTGCCAACGAGAGCTAATGCAGTTGAAGTAGTAGAAGATGTAATTGAAAACGCTTGTGTACCATCAGCAGCACCAGTGCAACCGGCAGAGCAATTAACTTTTAAAAATTTTGATGCATCTACCTGTAGTTGATCCCATGTGGTGCCGTTAAAACCATAAAGCCATGCGTCAGTTGTGCCATTGGTGGAGCTAGTAGCTACACCAGATGAAGCATTAGAGGCAGAACCACCAGTGCAACCGGCAGAGCAATTGACCAACAACTTTCCACTGTTGTCTAATTGAAACGGAGATGAATTACCAGAAGTAATAGTCGTTGGCGTAGTGTTGAATTGACCACCGATTAGCCATGAGTTTGCAGGACTTGCCGCATTCTGCCCGGCAAAGTCTGTGATAGCACCAGCATTGCCAAGATTGCGAACTGTACCAATGACTTTTGTAGTTTCTGCTGTGAGTGTTGAATTAACTGAAAACGCAGTATTGTCTGATGCAACAGTGACGCGCTGCGACCCTGTACCTGTAACGCCGTTGCCCATCAGTGGCGTTACGGCGTTAATTTGAGCAACGTTCGTTGACGCATTAGAAGGTGGAGTAGTAGTAACTGTACCGGAAACAGGCTGAGTAACTGCGCTACCGTCAACTTTCCATGCTGTAGTGTTTGCCGTATTTCCCGGCTGCACAGTCCAAGTACCAGATTGAGTTGCCGAAACGCTACCAGACACAGGCTGAGTTGTTGCAGAAGCGTCAACCTTTACTGCCCCACCAGCACTAACTGAGGCGCATTGTGCAGGAGTAGTTAAGTCACAAACAAACATTTGAACGTAATGAAAGCCGCCAACCAAAACCGAGCCAAAAGTAGTTCCTGCCCCTTGCGTCATGGTGTAGTTAGCAAAAGAATAAGCTCCACCGATACTAAGCAATGCAACTAAAGCTAATATAAATTTTCGCATAGTTATAAATCCTTAAATTACATGCCAAGCATGGGCAACGGACAACCGGCTGTAGCGTCGATTACACCAGTTCCGCAGCTTCCAACTGCACCGCCGTTGCCGTTAGCATCGCCAACGTGAAGTAAATTAAATCCGCCAGCATAAGACGCCGCTATGCCTATAGATAGAATAATTGCTAGGGCTGCGATGAAAGTTTTCATTGATAATGCACATTGACAATGAATGCATTGGCAGCAGGAGCACCAGTGTCACTATCAGCAATGCCAGTTGTGACACATAGGCTAATGCCTTGAAAATAGCTATCGCCGTTAATATTGGAGACGCTAAATCCGCCGCCGCTAGAAGTTGCACCGAACGGAATTAAATATCTGGCATATGGAGTACCAGAGCCGCAAGTTGCTGTAGCCGTATTGTAAAGTTTAATATATGCTATTGCACCAGAATTATTAAAAGCTTCAATGGAGTAAACTGTACCGGGAGAAGCCTTGATGATGATTGCTGTAGTATTGTTGGGAATGATATTTGATTTTACCGCAATTTGACTGTTAGCATTGAAAGAACTTTGAGCTAATGCAAATTGTGGTATCAGCATTAAAAATGCCAATACAAGAAAACGTTTCATTTCTTTAATTCCTAAAAAGTTGCCGGTCCCTTTCGGAACCGGCTGAGTTGGGGAGAACTGATTAAGATGAAACGAAACGTACCCATTTACCAGCTACAATGCAGCGGTATTCGGCAGATGCACCGTTAGCTAATGCTACACCTGTAGCGCCAGCCGTACCTTGAATGGTATCCGATCCGTTGCCAAAGACTTGCATTGAAGCTGCTCCGCTATTGGTGATAGCGCAGCGCAAGCCGGGATATGCAACAGGAAGCACACAGCTATCGCCACCTGTTGCAACGGTTGAAAATTCAGTATTGGCAGCTACAATAGGATAGGCTGTAGGTCTACCGCCGCCAGCAGTAGCGGTTTTGCCGCTTTCAGCAGAACCAAGCATTCCACCAATTTTATTAATGTCGTTACCATCCATAAGGTGACGACCGGCATTAAATTGTGGAAATGGAGATGATCCTAGCACAAGAGGACCGGGTAAAGGCATGTTAGTAATCCTTTCTTTAAATGTTTAAATGATGAAAGGATTACTGTACCCGATACCAAGTGGTATTGGCAACGCGATAAACCCATTCAAAACAGGATGCAGCGCCAGTGGTAGCCGGAACAACAGTAGCAGTAGGAGAGCCAAGAATAGTAGTACCAGAACCGGCAGTAACAGTTAAAGCAGTCACAACCTGAGTTGAACAAAGCCCCATTGTCTGATTGTCAACCAAACCAGCAGCAGCCGGGAAAGTGACAGTCAAGGTTGCAATGGTGCCAGCAGGTTCAAGGATCAAACGCCGCTGTTGTGCAGTCAAGGTAAGAGAGGCACCAGTAAGCGGAGCGTTGTACTGATACGGTCCTGCACCAAGCGAACGCGGCTGAATGAGGACGGTAGCTGGATTGATACCCTGTGCTTGGTTGGTATCGGCTGGAATGGTTTCGTTACCAGTGAGCGCAGCCGGACCGGCGGCAACAGTATTAACGCAAACGCCAGAATTTTCAGAACCGGCGCAATAAGACGCATTGCTTACAATAGGCCAACCGGCAAAGTTGCCAGTAGCATAAGCAATTCCAACGCAAGCAACTAAAGCAGCAATGGCAAAAGAGAGTTTTTTAAACATAGTTGTAGCTCCAAGGTTAAAAGTATCAATATCAACAGTATCAATTAACCGTTACCAACTAGCTTGATCTTCAACGGTAGCGGTTCGTCATTTGATATTGCTGATTTGATATTAGGAGCTTGTTCAACTAGCTTAGGCTGATCAGCAGCCTTAACGAAAATTACCTTCAAACCTTCATTATTGTTGAAATTATTAATGTTGGTTTCATTCTTATTAAGGAAGCCTCTGACTTCGGCATAAAGTTTTAAAGCGTTAATGCGTTCCTTGGCTTCCAAAAAATAAACCTGCTTTTCGGGATGCTTTTCGTTCGCAATCTGCATCAACATAGCTGCGAAGCTGTCCTTGTCAAGCAAGGACATTTCCGCGTCAACAGCTTTCAGATATACGTCTTTTGCAGCCACTACTACAGGATCGGCTAACCAGTTAGAAGCTATCCACAGGGCTGCGCTGGTATCCTTCTCAAATATTTTACAGGCTGCTTCAAACGGTTTTCCACACTTGCCCCATTCAATCCCGAATTGCTTTTTAAGGGCGTCGTCATCAGCGTAGGAAGGCTTTGCAGTCTGTTTAGAAGCCCAAGGCGATACAGGAGCTATCGCCGTATTCCAGCCACCAGCGGGCGCGAAAACCTCTTTCGCATTATCGACGCTAAATGTAGATGGTCCCCAAGGCTGCATTCCCCACACATAGCATAAATTTGAAAAGAGAAAAGGCCCTGCTTTTGCAGCAGAGCCTTTTTACCCGGTACTTTACCCATTGTGAGCCGGAACAATCGTTGATGCTCAATCTCTAATGATTAAATTTGGTACTGTCAAGCGACTAGTCGCGATTGACTGCATTCCACTGATCATCTTCAACGTAACGCGCCATTTCTTCTTCGGCTTGATCCTTAGTTTCATAAACCTTGACTTGCTTGCCGTATTTATAAACTCCCCATTTGTTTTGAGCGTTACGATGAACCTCATACTTTGCATATTTGGTTGTCATTTGTCATTCCTCCATTTGATATTGGTACAGTATCAGGACATACAGCTATTGTCAACAGCTATTTTAAAATTTGCTGCAATGCAATAATCCCCGTTATTCACAAGGCGTTGTGTCGGATAGCGAACAGACAGAGCTTGAAAACGTGGTATAAAGGGGCAGTATCGTTCGCGTTCAACCCGCGTTTAATCCTAAAATGTAGGGGAATGAAAAATATGAAATTAGCAAATGAAAGCACAGGTACAGCTACGCCTAAATTTGATAGCAGCTATCGCCGTTGTTCTTATTGTTCCAATCCGATGCTATTAGTAGAGTGTAAACCGGCCTATGTTGGTACTAATTCCAATGTCTATAGATGCTCTCGCTGTTCTAATGTAGAAAAAGTGACAACCGTTACTAGAGCTTGGCTGATGGCTTGCAGTAAAGAGCTACAGCCTCCAACCTGAATAGGCTTGCCAAAGTAGGGATAGATTATCCCCCCATATCTATTTCACTTTGGCGGTTGCCCCAAGGGGCTAGAAGCACCAGCCCGCTCGCCCCTTGGGGTCTTTTTTAAAAATGTTTAGCGATGATCAACTGCTGAATTACGATTTGTGCAAATGCATTAGGCCCAAAGCTTAGATTTACTATAAATCCCTCACTGTGAACCTTAGTCATTACGTCTAAAAATGCTTTGCTAACTTCAATGATTTCTTTTTTGATTTCATCTGCTCTGTCTTGATCAGATTTAGTAGTTACTAGTTTTACAGGTTGATCGTTCATTTGATTTTCAAATCCCTCTTAATCGAATTGAAATAATGCCCGGCAGATTTTGCATTAATCAAATCCTCATATGTTGATTTAGGCACGTCAACATAGATGTAATGCTTGCCATTTAGAAACATAACATCTAGCTCTTGCGTAGCGTCGTCATACTCACAGTTAGCTAACATTGAGCTATTGGCAAATTCAAAGCGTTGAATTATCATTTAGCAGCTTCCTTTAACTGTTCAACTGTACTGGCAGCTATAATAGCTGCCAATTCGCAAAGTTGATCTTTAGTACATTTAAATTCATTGTTGCCTAAATCTACAAAGCCTAATAGCAAAGCTCCACTGACAATATGTAACTTCTCTGTTTCGTCCATTTTATATTTTCCTCAATAGCGATAATGCTAGCTCTATGTCTTTGATTGAAGCTTCAACTTCTCTCTTAGACTTCTTCATATTTTCTATTAGGTCATTTGTAGTAAATATATCAAGCTGAATTGCTGTTAATGAGCTTCTATACTGTATCAATCTTGCATCTAATGTTTCAATTGCTGTATCCATTACGATCTTCCTTCAGCATCTTTTAATGACATTGTTTCTACGCTGTAGCCCTTTGACCATGCCCAAAAGCTCATTCGAGCTAACCAAGCCTTATCTTCGCGATTGGCAAAATCAATCTCTCTACAGTCTATGATTTCATCATTCTGCTTTAGATTATAGATGAATACAGCTATCTTGAAAGATTTGACATAATCCCTAAGCGGTACATTTTCAGGCCCAGCAGGATCAGGACGCTTTAGTGTTAAATCATTCATATTTGTTCTTTCTTTTAAATTGCTAATTTGTCGCCTTCACATACAAACGGTAGCCTAGCCATAACTCCATCTTCGGTCATGGATGGAGCGAATAAAACCTTTCCTGTAGGTATGCCCACAAATGTTACATGCTTTTCGCATTGAGTGCAGAAGCCATAGATTTCCAGATAGTGTAGAGTATCGTTTTTGAAGCTAATGTTTTTAGTTTGAAACGCTACTTCTGAATGCCGACATTGAGGCTTGATAGAGTAATCAGGTTTTGTTGACCAATCATCGGACATTTATTTACAAGCCAAACCTGTCACATTATTAATACAAGATGGCGTAATAAGATAATCCTTCAAGTGAACAGAATTATCAGGAGCTTCTATGCATCTATGCTCCCAACCATCCTTTTTAGCCGCCGCGTGACAGGCTTCCTCACTATGGTATTTTTCAGGAATTATGGCCATAGCAGAGCCTTGGCCTAAAATATATAACACTAAATAATACATTTGTTATTCCATTTTAATTATTAAAAAGGCCGGATCAGTGAGAGGACTAATCCGGCCTATAAAATTAATACGTCATAAGGATGGGTTTGCATCATCCCCCTTGCAAAACAAAAGTAAAGTGGCACGTTTTCCCGGTAGTTGCAACTACCAAACCTCATGCCTTTATGCCTTAAGCTTTTTCATCTGTGGAAAACTCATTGATGGTAGTCAATGCTGGTTTACAGATGTTTAAGGGATATCAACTCCTTTTGCTCTTGGCTCATTACTCCTTATAAAGTCCGCGCAATCAACGCACCATCTGCCGGGGCAGTCCATTCGCCATACTTTTGACCACCAGTAACCGGGCGAATGGTGAATTTGCGGTTGTACTTCAGTTCCGGCAAGTCAACCGTTTCAGTTAGTTTCTTGCCATCAGGACCAAGCTTCGCCTTGTTATCTTCGCCACGAATGGCGCGGGTAACTTTTTTGGTCTTGGCTACGCCATTCTCTACAACAGGATCAGCATACTTGCGGTTCTGACTGGAAACCGTGCTACCAAGAGCCTTCACAGCATCGCCCTTGGCATGTTCGGTATTGGCAGAGAAGAACATGCCTCCTACCGGAAGATCAGCAAACGGGTATTTGGTAGGAGCGCCAGCACCAAATGCGTTGCCGCGCTTCTTAGGCTCTGGCAGGACCGCGCCAGTGATGATTGCATAGGCGCTTGGTTTGGCAGCTTCAGAAGGCGCACCGTTAGCAGATGCAGCTTCAGCAGCAGTAGCAGCCAAAAACGCAGCCGCGTCACCAGTAGCCCGCGTAGCGAACTTGGTGGCATCCGTAGGATCAACCATCGTCGTATTCACTTCCACTAGCGGCGGAACATGAGCCAACATCGGCTGGTGTGCCGTGGGAGAAGTATAGACAAACGAGTTGGCAGCAGTAGCGGTAACAATCTGATTAAGCAAATCACGGTCAATACCGCTACCAGCGACAACCGCGTTACTCTTTGCACTCTTAGCCATTTATCAATTTCCCTTTTATCTGTTGTGGGGATCATCCCCGTTTTTCAATCATGTACATTTAAGAGTTTCGTTCCTTTTCGTCAAGTGGATTATGACTAGGTGACGAAAATTTTTGTTGGCAATCCTCTAATAATTTTAGCCCTTCAGCGGAACAAATTCGGCAATACGCTACCTCTACGTTACCATCTTTGTAATAGCTGAGGGTGTGAGGCTTTGTCACGGTTTGGCCTCATTATCGTTATTGGCAGCATCGCGAGTATAAGGCCATCCGGCAATTGTAAGTTTACATTCTGCATTGCCGCTATAGATCAAAATACCTTTTGCACTAAAATTTAGTCTGATATGATCGCAGAACGATAAAAATAACTTGTGAGTAATCATTTAAGCCTTCTCTTTTTCTTCTTAGCAAACATGGTTATAAACCAATGCCCTCTAAGTCTAATATTGTCCCTATCTGTATTAAAACCATTCTTTAATGCTTTATTACATACTATGTTGACATGCTTCATAGAGTAAACTTTATGCGGCCTATTCAGCATCTTTCAATAAATCCTTTGCATCCTTGGTTGGTTGCTTGTCCTTATACCAGTCTGGATGCCTTGTGTCATCTCGCCAAATTGGACTTTCCACACCATCTACGTTAGCTCCATAAAATCGCGCGTGAATGGCTACAGCCACTTCGGTTGCTACTTCGTTGATTTGTATTTGTTTCAAACCCGGAAATTTCTTTCTAATTGCATTTTTGATCATTGTTCTTATGAAGCGTCTATAATCCGCCGAATGCATCTATCCTCCTGCCAGAATATTTAAAACTACCCACACTATATACAGGCTTGCAAAGATCGCAATGCCTTTCACTGTCTCTTGAACGTGCCATAGCTCCATAGCTAATCTCCTGTGTGAGTGAAAGAAGCTAGCAGGAAAGCATTAAAACTTTATAAGCTTTTCACTAATCCATATACCAGCGCGTCTTAGTCTTTGCGTAGATAGATTTGATAGCCTGTCCATTTTCTTTTTGCAATTAGGATGATACTTTTTGCGGTTGGTCCTGTGATGCTCAATGATAGGCTTACCGCAGTCCAAGCATATCGTTTCATCCGGTATTTGCCTGACGTTAGGCATGAAGCTTTGGCTCAATCTTGACTTGAGCTAGAAAATCAGCCGCGCCTTGATAGGCTGCTGCCAGCGTCGTATTTTCAACTTTGACGGCCACTCGGCTGGATTTTGCGGCTGCAATTCGATGATTGCTTGCATTCATCTTTAACCATTTAACAATTTCGTCTTTGGTTTCTTGTGGTGTGTCAGCCTGAATGATATAACTAGGCATTTTCTTTCCCCTTGCTTTGCAGATAAGCCATCCATCCCTTGTAACGGCAATCATAAGCATTATCTGCTTTGCCATGCCAATAAAACTTGTCAGGACCGCGAAACTCCCATTGACTGCTGAAATGATCCAAACGCATTGTCCATGCATCCTTTACAACATTGATGCGCGGAAAATGCTTTTTCACCAGAGCGTGACCCTCTTTTAAAAGTTGTCGGCTGAATGTTAGGTTATGGTACGGCATTACACATTTCCTTTATGTAGTCTCTCACATTTTTGCGAATGTTCATAGCTGCCCTATGATCGCTAGGTGTAGCCGACATGAACAGCTTTCGCTGTTGTCCGTTGATGCAAATGAAGCCTACAATGTTTCCGCTACGCACATCATAATCAAACGTAGCGCCAAACTTATAGGCTTCATCTCTAGCAGCTTCCACATGCTCTAATCGGCGTGACATTTTAGTTAACCCCAAGCATGGCAGTTATAACGCTGGTATCAACTATAAGATAGCCAAACAAAACCACACCAGCACCCATAGCTGATATAGGAATGATGATTAAAATTTCCTTGATTGTCTCCATTTGCTTCCTTTCTTTATTTAAGTCTTAGCGTTCCACCTTGTCCTACCGGCCGATCAAATCGAGCACTGTTGCCAGCCCTGTGACCGGATTTGGCGGCATTCTGATCAATTTCTTTACCGCGACCGCGAGACTTGGTTAAAGACATATTTAATTCTTTAACGATTAGTTCTTGTGTCTTGGCCCAATCAACAGGAGCAAGCTCCTTCAGCTTTTCATTAATTCTAGCAGCACAACCAACAACAAAGCTAGCAGAAGTCCAATTAGAATTGCCAAGATGCTTTTTAGCTCTATCGCCTTGGTATTGTCGCAATGCGCGCATCATAAAACGCTGAAGTGTATCCAAGAGCCAAGTCGCAAAAACAATATCGCTTTCTTTGCCAGCAAAGCAGATTGTATCATCTCTATCTCTAAAAGCCTTGCAGCTTGTAAATTTTCCTACATTGACGCATAGATTTTTCTTGATTTCATAAGGATCAGAAACAGCAGTTCTATGAATTTGTGCCTTTTCGGCTACGTCTTGCAATTCTTTTTCATCAATTTCATATGTCGCCATTAACTCTCTAGCTTTCGCCAGTGCAGCCATAGCTTCACCTTCGGTACAGCCATTATCCATAGTCTTAGATAAAATGGCCTTTACTTTATCTAGCATCTTCTTTCGGCTATCGAGCATGACCATTCCTTCGTTGAGTTAGCTACAATAGCCGGTCAACAATTGCTTGTCAACCGGCCATTGCTTAAATAATTTAATAATCAATCATCTCCATCAGTGTAGCCCAATCAGCTTCTTCAATTGACATTGTAACCATATTTTCAGTATCGTCAATCCTGCCATTAGCATAAGCAGCTTCAATCAAATTCTTGAGATGGCTTTTCAGGTTGCTCCTGCTACCCTTACCAGAGCCTTTAGAACCTTCACCAGAGCCTTCGCCATCCCCTGTATCCTTGGGCATGGCACGTTTGCGGCCTTGTTCGTTAGCCACCGCAACCGCACCGTTAAGCTCTGCAACAGTTAAGGCAACATCGCCATTATGCTTTTTGAATGTAGCCAGCACCATTGTAGCAGAAGCTTTGCCTTCAGTAATGAACTTCTGAAGGACAAGCGGCAATGTCAGCAATTCAAGCAATTGACTAACCCTACCACCGGACATGCCAGCTTTAACAGCAATGTCTTTCTGTGCCCATCCAAGATCAATCAAACGCTTAAAGACTTTGGCTTGCTCAATGGCAGTAAGCGGCTTGCCTTGATTGTGAACGATCTGACTGAAAATTCTGTCAGCTTCATTAGCAAAACGATCTTCAACCATCACTGGGACGGTTTTGATTTCCACACCAGCATTAATAAGCTGCATCACAGCCTGCAATCGGCAATGCCCATCTGTCACATAGACAATTTCATTTTCCATGTAGCAGACAAGTGGCTTCTTTACTCCAATCTCTTTGATGGAGGCTGCAAGCGTTGCGATATGTTCGGCGTTAGCCGGATCAGAAGCATCACGGCTATTCCAGCCTTCTTTGGTCTGGATCAATTTGGGATCAACTCGATAAATGTCACTTCGGCCTTGCGCGATATCCTTGATTGCCATTTAGGTATCCTCCTGTTGTTGGCAATTGACACTGTGAACGGGTTTGCTCACAGTGTCAACTTAAATAATTAAAGTGCTAAGAACTCATTTTCTTTATCTCTGCGTTATTGATCTAAGTTCGCAGGACCAAGCCAAGCGCCGCAATTACTGCAAAACGTCTGATCAGTCTCTTCGTCTTGCGGACGCGATCCAACAATAGGAATGTCTATTGTCGGATAAGGATGACCAAGATGCGCGCACCAAAGTTGTTTAAGCCAGCGGATCATTAGCGCCTCCATTTTCGATATATAGCACTCTACACGCTTTAATTATTTAAGTCAAGTGTGATAATCTCCTATACAAAAATAAAGCTAGGATTGATTACCTAGCTCTATCTAAACTTAGGAATAGATGTATAGAAACTAAACTTTTCCTTCTAGATAAGCTATCAGCGTATCTCTAGCTTCGTGCCATGAGTAGCAGATGGCAACATAGTAACCAGCAGAATTTAGATAGGATATGTACTCTAATTGATCTTCACTCACACCACCGAATTTTTCATTACGGCGTTTTTCTATCTTCATTTCGATAAAGCAGCCCATATACTTCATCGCATAAGGTAGCATAACATCAGGTACACCACTACGCAATCCAGTTGCAACCATTTTAGTTGCTTCTACAATGTGTCTAGAGCCGCCATTCGGAATTGAAAATAGCCATTTTAATTGCGGGTACGTTCCCACACTATCAGCAGCCCAACAAAAAAGCGCGGCCTGTTCTCCATCTTCAGAACCGCTAGCTGCCAGCATTTCAGGAGTGATTTTCTTCCCCTTTTTTGGAGGATCAGACTTTAGTTTTGGTGGATTGCCCCAAGTCATTTGCCAAAGCTCGCACCAATTAGCATCAGCATGGAAAATGCCCATGCCACAAGCATAAATCCAGCACCATTGTAAGATTGACCAAACCTCCAAGCGTAAGCTGTATCGCTCGCTAAGATAGCACTTACAACAATAGCCCATGCGATAGCCGTCATTTACTTAACCAATCAATAAGTTTGTATAAAAGTTGTAAACCTATAGGAGCCCATAATATCCAAGTGCATATAAACCATATTGCAAATATTAGTTGTGTTGTACTGTTCATTCTCTATCCTTTAAAGGTTTAGCTGCATCTTCCAGCATCTTCTTTATGATGTTAAATTTTAAAATTTCCATTCCAGCTATGATACGATAGCCATTCTCTTGAGCCATTGACAGATGTAATTCAGGTTCACCTTCCTTGTTGATGGAGACACAAGCTATCGCCTGTATGTCGTCATCTTCATTGGCTAGAACAAGCTGCTTTATGGTATCGCGTACATTTGGATTAGTCATTAAGAATGCAATCTATCATGGCGTGATAAGCGTCTATATCAAGCGTACCAAATTCGCCGTAAGCTTGTCTCATTTTGCCTGTCGGCTCTCTCATAGCTGTAACTGCTTTGCCTAACCTATTTATAGTAGCACCAGCAGCGATATCGCAACGCTCAATCATTTCATTAGCCATTGTTCATTCCTACATTCATATTGCCGTCTTACAGCTTTTATAATAGAATAACTTTGATATCTCCTGCTTTGCACGTCATCTAAAATTTTGGCTATCTCATGCCAAGTCTTACCTTTATTCTTAAGCTCTACCGCAAGCCTTATGTTGATAGGCTTATGAGGCATTTGTCATCTATTGAATAGCTCATGTCCGATCACATACACAATCATGCCAACCGATATACCAGTCAGACAAGAAATTAGAACTATCATTTGTCATTTCCTTATCTAAGTTTGGTATACATGGCTTAGTTACCATAATTTATTTCACTCAGCTTCATCAAAATAATCACTATATACCAAGCAATTGTAACTGCCAACAAAAATTTGTTAAACTCATTCAGTTTAAAAATTTTAAAGTTATTTAAAATCTCGCTCATTTGTGTATCTCAACTGCGTACAGGTAAATTCCTAGAATGATAAGAAAGCCTATCCAATTCATTTTTATTCTCACTTAACCTTCGCTTATCTTGGCATAAACAAGCTAGCTATTGCTATAAAATATAAGCATATAGCAATACACCACATAGGAAACGCGATAGCTTTTATTAATTTATTTAGCTGTTCGTCGCTCATGTACTTTCACTCCATAATCCTCCACCAATTCAAACAGCGTACCATTATCGAAATGCGATCGTCATTGTCGATCATCCACCTTGACGATTTTGTATCCTTTCTTGCGTAAGTCAATGACAATATCCTTTGCCTCTATTTCCCATTTCATACTCTGCTTAGGCTTTATTATCAATTCCAATACTTTTATAACCGCCAGCAAATCAGCAGGACGATAGAGCTTCGATGTTATCTTGACCATAAATTCTAACCCTGCTTTTGATAATTTGTTTAGCGGCGATATCTTTGGCCAGTTTCTCGCTAAAGGTTACCCCAATTGAGCACCAGCGGTTATACATAAATACTTCAATTACTAATAATGGTTTAGCCATTTACTTCAGCTTAACATGAAGGCGGTAAATTACTTTAACTCCATTCTTACAAAGAAAATTACTTGTATGCGTAGCAACCTCTTTGGTCGAGCACATGGCACCATTAACATTACCTTCATATATATTTATCCAGCATTCTTGCATCATTCTTTCTCCGCACATTTCGGACAGAACGCATCATAGCCTTGTCCATTCTTGCGCCAGCTAATAATCCATCCTGTATGACTAGCAGCGTTATTCAATGCTGCAAAGCTCTTGGTGCCCGGATCAAAGACTTCCCCACACTCACAGGAATAGTAAATATGTGTATCAGGATTGGTGTAGGGATCATGGGTAGGCACTTTATTATTTCTTTCCTTCAGACTATCCCAAGCTTGCTTAGAAATAGGGGCAGCTTCAGTAAAATATGCAGTCTGATCAGGTTTGCTTGCTAGATTAATGCCGACATAGTCAGGGCTACTTGTCCAAGCCATTGCTAGCCTCTCCCTATCAGCTTCTTAATGGCTGCTACGCTCTCATTTACAAAATAAAATTTGCCATTCATCATCACAACGAGCGTATCTGTACTTCTGTTGGCTTTTTGAAGTGACTGAATGTTAAAAGCGTTGATACTAATAGGTTTGAGTGCTTCGCCGTTTTTAATAAGCTCATTCAAATCAATAAACATCATAACAAGTTCCTTCCATTGCGCGCGAATGAACGTCTAGTCTGCTGCCACACCAGCTAAAGTCAACAGGTAGCTCTACGCTATACACAAGATTTTAATTTTTAAATAAAGCATCAGCTACAGCTTTTTCACAAGCTTGCGATACCAAATCCTCGATCGCTTCTGCTTCTGTCTTGCCCCAACCCTGTAAGCTGCCTTCACCATCATTGGTATCATCGTCAATGGCTGTATACTCGCCATTGGGCTGTAACGTGGTGCGAACTTTCATCCCCATATCCTTCGTTCTTTTAAATATTCACCAGCTATCAATTTAGTTACAGGTTTATCCTCAAGCCAATAGCTGAAATATTCTCCATCCCAATAGATTGACAATTTATAGTAAGAAGTCCAGCCAACTATAGCATCTTTGGCGGTAGCTTCCAAATCATCTAGTGTCACCAGCGCAGCTTTTTTCATTTTCATCCCCTTAAGGTCTAGCTAGGTGCGGGATCGGAAGCGGACCATGCAAAGAGACAAACACGATAGCCATTGCAATTAGCAGGAATGTAACAGCTAGAGCTTCTGCTTTAGCTCTCATGATCTTACCTTTAGCTTCTCCACACCTTTAGCATACCAGTACCATCGCCATGCTCTGATATGTTCGTCTTGCTGGCACCAAGCATCAACGAACAATTCTGTTGGTCCTATTAGAACATGAGACATTTGATTTATTCCTCCACACTATAGCGATAGCCCAGCATATCGGCTACTTGATCATCAGTCAAGTGTTTGTTTTCATGCAAGGCTTGCACTAATTTACATAATATATCAGAGCAACTTCGAACCCTGTCTACAATACGTTCGACAGAGCCTTCTGAAAATGAAGTGTCTATCGTACCAGCAATAGCCGTAGCGATAGATACTTCTTTTGGTATTCTACCAGTTGTTTTATCTTGAACGATCTTCATTTAACATTTCTTCCCTTCAGTTTTGGCAATCTTAGACGTTCTGCTTAGGATAGCAAGCATATGATTAATGTGACGCAAACGAGTAAATATCTCAATCAATTCGCGTTGCTCTTTATAGCTCATTGGTTTCATAACATTCCTCTTTAATAATTAAAGTGCTAGTCGCGTAGTGCAAGCTCTTGCAACCTTCTACCACTAGCTCTAATCAGCGAAGCTAATCAGCAGTAATTAAAGTGCTACGGTGCAGCTAGTTCGTTGGCGGCACCAAAGCCAACTGCACCGTAGCTGTTGCAGTTTTATAGGACAGGGACCAGTCTAACTTGAACGTAACTCGTTAGCTGATATAACCATCTGCAACCCTCTATGCATCCTGATCATTCTCTCGTGCAACGGACACCAGATCATTGCTGCATAGAGGTAATAATTACTTTTCCAAACCCATATTTTTAATATGACGTTCGGCGCGTTCAACTGACTTGAACCGAATGGGCGAACCGTCCTTGTTAGCCAATCCTACAACATGAACACGGTTTTTAGACTTGCGCCTATCCTTCTCATGCTTGATTTGAGGGTTTACAACCTCATAGTCTCTACCGCAGATTTGCATTTAACCCTCCTGAAAGGCTGTGGCCTTACGATCCAATACCGCAACCGTTTGACGCTCATACTTACGCACCGGCTTGTGAGCGGCTGTAGCAGGTTTTGTGCCCATACGCAACCGCATATAGAACGTCATGTAGGGCACACCAGCAGCCTTTGCTGCCAACTTGATTGACTTAAATTGCTTCTTTTTCGTTCCCATTGAGACAGTGTTAGACATTTGATCATTCCTTCATTGTCGCATTAATTATTAAACGTTCTAGATTGACTGTCAATCCCTCCAACTACCGGGGACCATCCAAACGCACATATTCTTAGGAAATGGTGCATTCAAATCGTCACAGCGATCATACACAACAAAATCGGCGTAGTCGCCAATGCAGCGCATTTCAATGTAAGTAAAGTTGTACATTTGCTTCGTCCTTCTGTTGCATTCTCTTATATACGGCTACTGGATCAAGTCAACCTAATAGTGCGATTATTTTAAACTATTCTTACGCCAGCATCTTGAATGAGCTTGGCATAAGCTTGAATAGCCACAACTATAAAAGCCTTATCATTAGGACGTTGGCTAGCATTCTTACGATAGCCAACCAAGTTACCAAGGATAAAGTCGGCTATGGCACCTTCAGAGCTTTGATTTGTTGCATCCAGCTTATTCATCAGTTCAACGATATCGGTAAGGTTCATTGCTCTCTCCATCTGTTATCCGTAACCTATACGTCTCATAATCAAAGTCAACACATTTTCTTAAATAATTAAAATTATTTTGCTACCCTTATAACCTTGCTCTTTCGACCTTTTGGAGAAACCTTAATTTCTTCAACTAACGTTCCATCCTCATACAAGCTTTTAAAGATAGGAGCAGCCTCAAAGTAATCACTTCCAATTGAAGCATAGTTAGGACAACGATCGTGCTTCTTAATGTACTCTATTATCTTATTGCGAAGCTCTGCTTTGCGTTCCATAGCTTGCTCCATCTGATTTACTCACTATAGACGTACAGCATCAGACTTGCAATAGCTAAATGTAGGATAATTTAAATTATTTTATGTTGCGCTGCAAAAAGAAAGCTAGCTCTCTTGCAGTATTAGGATATAGTTTAAATGATGCAGCCTTTTCACCGTTACTGATCCAAACGTGAATACCACCATCGTCTAGAGGCTTCAGTTTCATACTGGAAACATGCTCCAACCCATCATGCTTGCCAATGTATGTTTCTTTTAGGATCAGGTTCATTGTCTAGCTCCACGATATTGAGAATTAGTCATTGCTTAACCTTACAATTAGGACCAAGCACATAAATTACAATTATGGTTCTGTCTGCTCCCAAGTGCCAATTCCATTGTATTCTCACACCATCTCCAATCTTTAAGCTAACTTCCGTCATAGCGTCGTATCTCCTGTGAATAGACCTTGCAGCAAACAAACGTCCCTCGCGCTTCCAATGATGTAGCAGGGACGTTCGAACCCGCTTTGCCAGATATAAAGATGAAGCCACACATTAGTTCCAAGCCATCTGAACCAGCCATCGTTATGTGCGGAGCATTCGCATTGGTTTTTCATTTATGATCCTGTAAATTTGTTAAGAACTAAATAAAACAATCCTAGAAACATCAGCACAACAATAATTCCTAAAACTGTATCTGCTGTATGCTCTATCATTTTCTAATCCCCACACAATCTAAGATACTTCAATGCATCGGCATAACTGACTGTCTCCTGAATGATCACAGCCTTAACGCTTGATTGGCTAAACGCTTTAATTTCGCTATCATTTAGCCAAGGTGTTTCGGTATCGTCAATCAATAAGATTTTAGTTCTGCGTGATATGATTTTCATTTCTTCAGCTTTCTTATTTCTGCTTCAACAGCACTCAAGCATAGTAACCGTTCTGCATTTGCTTTAGGACCGCCGTAATTTCCTTTAGGAAATACAGGAGCTTTAAACACAGCTTTAACAGCCGCTTCAATTGCAGCATTCCATATCTCTCTACCATATACGCTTTGTGTGCTCCCAACCATCTTTCCAATGTCCACATCTTTAAGCTTTGCTTTGCAAACATCGTCTAAGCTATCATCTGTCATTTCTTCATCCTCTTTTCATCTTGCACCAATTGATTGAATTAGGCCAATAGATATCTACTTTTTCTATCTAACCCCTAAGTCCTTGTTTTTACTCTCTATCTAATATATCTAATATAACTAATAGAGAGAGAAAGAGGCTTAGGGACAGGCTCTAGAGTGCCTTTAGCGACCATTAGATATTTATTTTGTTAGATATCCGATATCTAATAGCTTTTTCAAGCACTTAACCCCAAAAAGACCCCATTAGATATGCCTTTTGCCATTAGATATTTGGATTATTGTACGTCCAAAATGCTCAAATCAGCCAACGCAAAGCAACGCTGAGAAGTGCCGTACTTGTCATTAGTCCAAACCTTTCCAAGCTCTCTCATTCTATCAGCATCAACTAAGTTTTGAATTGCGCGTTTCATCGCAATGGTTGCGCCTGACTTATCATTGCGAAATGCAGAAGCAGCAGCCAAACGCTTATTCAAATAAGCATAAGGAATAACCTTATCGTTGTGCATCGGCTGCGACTTGAACTGCATATATTTTTCAACTCTCTCATATGGAGAAACAATGTAATCCTTAATTACCCGCAAAATTTCTTGTGCTTGCTTGATCTCAAACGAGTTGCTCCCGATTTCGCCAGCCTCAAAGCGTTCTGTCAAAGCCTTAATGTCAGCTTGAACTAAGTTAGCTGCCCATCGCATAGCATCAGCAGATATTGTGGGCTCAAGCATGTTTTCTCCAACAGCAATCAACGCCGAAAGCTTTAGCACTTTAACATGCGCTCTATTCCAAAGCTGCCTGATTACGTCTTTATTTGAACCATTAATTCTACCATCTGAGTATTTGTCAAAGTCATGAAGTAGCTTGGTTGCTTCAGAACTTTGCTGCACATTAATAACACGGCGCGGATTTGAATGATTGATAGTCTCACATTGCGCGGCTAATGCTGCAAGTCTTTCGATTAAGCTAAAGCTAGGTATGACTGTTGTATGATGCTCATTTAACGGCGGTCTAATGCCCTTGTACTCGATCAACAGAAAACGCGGTAACAAGCCTTCAGCTATCATGTCTTCATTCAAGATACCATAAAAACGCTCTGGTGTGCTTTCACCAATGAAGCTAACAGCAGGAGACGGAATAGAAGACGTACTATCTTCTTTCTTGGCATATGCCGATGCAGCTAAATTACGACTTGCGCCTGACTTATTGTATAGATCAAGGATCATGCGACGTAACGAAACTTCAGCACCATTAGCATTAGGTGACGATAGCTGTTGCAGCCTTAAGCCAAACTCGCCAAGCAAGCTAACAAACGATTGAGATATATTAGCAAGATGTTTGATCATTGCTGTACCAGACGATATTTCACCGGGACCAATGAAAGTTGTGGATGTAGGTACTTGCATTTTTATTGTAGCCATTAACTTGTCAATACCTTCAGCCGCCGCTTCCTTACCGGCTCCTGTCATCGCCAGCAGCAGCACATATTGATTTAATCCTGTGCCTGATATATTATAGGCTCTGCCACAAATGCCAGCCATCAAGCCTATCGCAGCAGCTAGGGCTACCTCTGGTACAGGTCTAGGTGCAGCTTGATAAATGAATTGCGCGATTTCGCCTAGTAAGCCTGTTGGTAAATTCGGTACAGGATCAGGAGCAGCAGAGTTTGCCTTTACTGACGGTAGCTCCATTGGTAGCGTAGGCTCTAGCTCCTTTGCTAGCTTAAGCTCTAGCGCATTCTTCATTCCATCAAAGTCTATGTTTGGTAGCATACGGTCGAATGACCGATGTATCATACTGTTTACATAATCTTTACGTTTAGCTTTGTCTCTCCTGCCAAGTTGTGAGCTAGCAAAAATTCTTGTAATTTGGTTTTTGTTTTGCGTGTAGAAGCTGATAATATCAATAATGGCGAAGTCTGCTTCGGATTGAGACTGATACACACTTTGCCAGTCACCACTATAAAGCTGCTTAAATTTTTCTCCATTAACGGCATTGGTAGCTTGAGTAATGATTTCTTCATCTGTCTTGGTTTCCTTTTCATCCCCTTTATACAAAGATTGAGCTACAGGACCGCTACCCATCTGTTCCCACAATTGAGTTAGCAGCGATTGCCTTTCATTAATTACAGTTTTGTGATTATAAACGTTGCCGGTCATTGTCGCGTAACGTTGCGACGGATAAATTTCTATCTTGCTCCTACGCCGTCCTGCTGGTACAGTTCCTTTAACAATTATGTGCAGCCCTTTGCCAGATGGGCTAACTTCAGAATAGCTGTCAAACTCGTGGTAGACTTTCAAATGACGCTGTAATATAGCATCGTCGCCTTCAGCGTCGTCTAGATCAATGAAAGAGTAAGGGTCTTGATCAGTAAATACAAACCCCAACCCGCTATAGCTACTGTTGCCCAACCTGCTAACACACTCGCTAAATGTGCTAAACGTTGCTTTCTCGTTAACATTAGCTAATGCTCCGCTAGTAGAATAAGGCACCTTTGTAGGTTTTGCTGCGCCAACATCTTCATACTTCCACACTACCCATTGTTTGAGCGCGCGAAGTTCTTCAGGGATATTCTGAAATAAGTTACCACTCATAAACGATTTGCCGCCCCAACAATTAACGCAACAGTGCCAAGCTTTAATTTTTTAAATTATTTTGCTAGCTTAATTTCAGCCGCTAATGCTTCTCTATAAACACGCTTTGTTACTTGCGCGATAGATAACCGTTGGTTTAGTCGCTTCTCTAATAATGCGCGAAGCTGCTCAATGCCGACGGCGTCATCGCCGGTAATGCTGATGTTGACGCGCGGTTCTTTAATGGTTTCTGAATTTTCTGTCATGACAAGCACGGTTATCCCAAGAAAAAATTTTGTCAATGACGTTTTGACGCTTGACTGCTTTTTTCCAACGTGTAAGCTTTTCAATGTTGAAGGGATCGGCGGATCGAAACGCACACATAGGAGCAACATCATGCTGCTTTGAGCGAAAGCAAAAAAGATGGGGTAGCATCACCACTCCTGCCCCATCATTTCAATTTAATGATTAATGATGGAATAAATAGAATGTCTAAAAAGCCACACTACAGAGTTGGCACATTAAACAAGCTTACTGATGAAAAAGGTACTGTTGGAGGAGCTTGGATTAATGATGATTAAACCATTTCAATTGTATTAAATCCTTTTGTGAAGCTTGAAGCAAAAGACATGCTGATAACCCTATTCCCAACCAAGGAAAGCAATAATGCCTGATATCCGCGATACTCTGAATGCATTAGATGAAGCTGATAAGCGTCTCTATGCTCAAATCCGCACCAGAATGCGCGGAGCCTACTTGCAAGCTCTTGTAGAGGTTGTAGGTATTCATGAGCATAATGTACATGATGATGCTTTCCTTGATTTAATTGACATCAAGGTTGCCACTCTCTTTGATCGCGGCGGTAGGTTTGATGCCATTACTGGCAAGCTTCATACTGAAACTGCTGATAAGATTGAAGCTGAAGTTAAAGAGGAAGGAAACATCTCAAAGAGCCAAGCTGTGCTAAATTCATATGCTGGTAATGGACAGAAAGAATTAAAAGTAGAACAGATGGATAAGCCTTGGCCTAAGCGGGAAGCTGCACATGAATAATCAAACACCTTGGCCTAATGCTCCTGTAGCAACCCCTTGGCCTTCAACTCCTAGCAATCCTTTGGATGCTATGAGTGAAGATCAATTATTGATGCTGTGGGATGAAAATAAAAAAGCTATTGAAATAGCTAAAGAAGCTGAAATGGAATTGCGTAAATATATTGTAGGCCGCGCATTTCCAAAGAAGCAAGAGGGAATGAATACGAAAGAGCTAGGTAATGGCTACACTCTCAAAGCTGCTGTTAAGTACAATTACAATTTAGCCGATAACGATATAGTTGAAGGTTGTCTCAATAAGATTGCTGCACTTGGCAACAGTGGAGCATTTATTGCTGATAGATTAGTGTCATGGAAACCAAGTTTCCTCTTGACAGAGTATCGCCAACTTTGCGAAGATAAGGACAAGGGAGACAAGGTAGCTGAAAGTATTTTAAATATTGTTACAGAAATGCTAACAATTACTGAAGCTGCTCCTAGTTTGGAAATTAAGGAACCGAAGGCTAAGAAATGAATAAAGCCGATATATGGTATATATTAGCCGGATTTATGGTATGCTTAGGTTTTGGTAATATAATTACAGGGGTATTTATGCTTATACTGAGTGTTCCGGGCAAATAAGTTGGAATGGGGCAATGGATTTAACTGGATTAAGCTTTAGCGACATAGCCGCTAGAAAAGGCGTTGAAATCATCGTGCGTCAAGATGGGCTAGTGCTATGGATCAATGTTGATGGAGTGTGTAGGGCTAGGATCATGACCAATGGTTTTATTCCTATTGAGATACTTGACGATAGGAATAAGCCTAACCCAAGTCCGCATATAGCAGAATAGTTAGCAGAACTTGCAATGGGCTGCTAACTAGGTGTGAGAGCAGTTTTGGTATCCTCCTGCTCTCACACCACTTAATTAAAGAAAGGTTATAAAATGTTTAAGCAATACCGCAGAACGCAAATAGCAGAGATGGCATCATGGGAACCGGGGATGGACATGAAGGATATATCTATATCTAATCCGGATAGAGACAATGGCTCCCCAAGAGAAGGCGACATGATAGCGCGCAATCCAAAAAATCACGCTGATCAATGGCTAGTAGCTGCACAGTATTTTAACGATAACTTTGAGCCTATGTAAATGGACATAAGGGATTTAAAAGCTGCTGGTGAACATGCTCAAAACTTTGGTGTTAAGGCATTAATTTTTGGTCCTGCTGGTACAGGCAAAACACCAATTTTGAATACTGCGCCTAGACCTGTATTACTAGCTACTGAAGCTGGTTTACTTTCTATGCGAGGATCAAAAATCCCCACATATGAGGCTTACACGTCGCAGCGTATTGATGAATTTTTTAAATGGTTTTTCAATTCAACAGAAACTAAAAATTTTGATACACTTGGTATTGATAGCGGTAGTCAGACTGCCGATGTTTATTTGAACGCTGCTCTAAGTGGTACTAGCAAGTCTGGAAACAAAAAACATGGGATGGCTGCTTATGGTGAAATGGCGACTAATACAATGGAGCATTTCAGAACATTGTATTATACTCGTTACAAGCATGTATATATGGTTTGCAAAGAAGAAATAGCTGATGTAGAATTTCAGTCTTTACGCCGTCCATACTTTCCCGGCAAAGTGCTTCCAGTAGACGTTCCACACTTGTATGATTTTATTTTAAGATTAGCTAAATCCAATGTACCTGGTTTTAATGGAGAAACACTAGCGTTTCAATGTAACGGTAATATGAATGTACTAGCTCGCAACAGAACAGGTAACTTAAATGATTTTGAACCGCCTGACTTTGGATTGCTAGTTCAAAAGGCAATGACGGCACCACCTATAATGATGTATTGAAATGGGTAAATATGCCAGCAAACTAATTGACATTGCGGCTGAAAAGAAAGGCGAGACTAAATTAGCATTTCGCTTATATGATGGCAATAAGACAGAATGGGTTCCAAAATCTTATTGTGAAGAAAATGATGATGGAACCTTTACAATGGAAGAATGGCTAGCAAAGGAAAAGGGGTTTATCTAATGGCTGAAACAAAAGCATGTAACTTGACTGAAGCTGAAATAAAGCGGCTAATTTTTTATCATGGATGGGATTTGAGTTCTGAATACAATCTTGACGGTAGTGACATTAATGATAGGATAGAGCGCATAAACTATCTGCACAAACGTTTAAAAACTTTTTCAGAACCGGCAGAAGAAAAGTCAACAGCAGTGGCAAATGAAGCCAAGCCTACTGCACAAGGATGGGGAGCACCTTCAAATGGCTAAATCAAAAAAGCATAGCCTTGCGGCTAAGAAAGCAGCTACAAAAGCTTGGGCAACGAGGCGCAAGAATAAGGCGACTGCTGCTAAAATTGATATGCTTAGCATCACTGATTATAAACCATTAGACGGTCCCCTTTTAGAAATTAATGCTGAAGTTAACAGCAATCCAGAGCCGGAACCGGCTGTAGGTAGCTTAGCATTTTATAGCATACGCGAAACAATTAAAGAGATGGAAGATTTAGTTGCTCGCTTACGCTCACTGGTAGGATAGAATATTTTAACATCGTAAAGGAAAAGGATTAAATCTATGCAAATGCCCGGTAGCTTTAACGCTAATCAGTTTGAACCAAATCAAGGCACGAGTGGTCATCCTCCTGCTTTAAAAATTCCATTCACCATCACAGCTACAGCTATTGTAGAGAATGCTAGCAAGGACGGTGGATTTTTCCAAGTTGATCTTACGTCGCAGCTTGGTACTCAAATTGCTAGGTACAACGTTTGGAATAAATCACCAAAGGCTGTTGAAATTGCTCATGGTCAATTATCAGCACTTTGTCGCGCTATTGGTATCTATAACATTGATTGGGGTAATGAGGGTGCTGCATTGCGCGGCGGCAAAGGTTTAATGGACATTGGTTATCAAAAAGGCGAAGAACCAACAGCAGAAAAGCCTACCGGCGGATATACCGAATTGAAGAAGGTGTATGACGCTGCTGGTAATGAGCCGGGCAAGCCTATGCAGCAACAGCAGCCAATGCAACAGCAACCGCAAACCACGCCACAGCAGCAGCCTCTACAGCAGCAGCCGGGAGGCGGTTGGGGTAATCCGCCTCAAGCCGCGCCAGCTAACCAGCAGCAGCCCCAAGGCTGGCAGGGACAACCGCAGCCGCAGCCCGGTCCTGTCCAGCAACAGGCACCGGGGCAAGCTTGGCAACCCGGCAACGCTCCACAGGGCCAAACGCCACCTTGGGGCAATCGCTAATTTCAACACCATAAGACTAACATAATCGGTGTTGATAACCTTGGGCTGCTAATAGCTGTACTGTTAGCAGCCCTTTTTATAGAAAATTTAAAATGATCAATCTTAGCATTCCCACAGATAGAGACAGGTTAGCTGAATTTATTCAGGATGATATTAATGAGTTCTGTTCTACTTTCTATGAAAGCGGACACAGAAAGCATTTAGGTGCATCGGAGCTAGGCGAAGAATGCTGGCGCAAACTATGGTATGGTTTCAGGTGGACTAAGCTTGATGTTCGTGATGGTAGGATACTGAGACTATTTAATGTCGGCCATCAGGCAGAGCCAAGATTTATTTCTTATCTTCGCGGTATAGGATTTGAAGTTAGAGAGTTTGAAGATGAAGAAACAAAAAAACAATTTCGGATTGTCGGCGCTAAGGGACACTATGGCGGTAGCTTGGATGGAATGTGTAAAGCTCCAATCCGTTATCAATTGTCTGAAGATATCGTATTACTTAATGAGTTTAAAACCAACAATACAGGATCAGGATATACAGCGATAGCTGAAAAAGAATTAGCAAAATCAAAACCTAAGCACTGGGCGCAAATGTGCCAGTATGGAGCCAAGAAAGGGCTTCGCTATGGCCTGTACATGATCGAAAACAAGAACGATAGCGATATAACAATTAAAATTGTCGAACTAGATTGGAATTATGGAAAGCAGCTAGAGAAGAAAGCAGAGCAAATTATTTTTGCTAAAGAACCTCCACCAAAGATTTCAGAAAATCCAGCTTTCTTTAATTGCAAGTTCTGTCATCAAGCCGGTATCTGCCATCGTGGCGAGCAACCGGAAAAGAATTGCAGGAGTTGTAGGCAGGCTGTTCCTGTTGAAGATGGGCAATGGAATTGTACATTCCATAATAGTATAATTCCTGATGAATGGATCAAGAAAGGTTGCGATCAATGGCTACCGATATAATTGACGAGTTAGATAAAAACTTATTAAGAAAAGTTATTTTTGATCTAAAGGCTTGGCATGGAATGCAGTCTACAGCTAATACTAACGATCTGTACAATTCAGCTAGCGCATTATTTAGCTCTAAGTTTGACCCTACTGAATATGACGATGTAGAATGAGCAAGAAACAATGGCGTTGTTATTTTTGCGATGAAGTTTTTACTAGCAAAGATAAAGCTGCTCAACATTTTGGAGTATTCGAAGCCTGCGAAGCTGACGAACCGGCTTGTAAATTAATGCAGCACCAAGAACGATTTATAGAATATGTTCGCGGATTAGAGCGAGAGATAAGGTTATATCAAGACGAAAATCAACCACTTCAACGGGCAATGTGGGATTTAGAAAGCACCATTCGAGATAAAGTAAACCAAGCTGAAGAAAAGGGATATAACAAAGGCGTTCAAGATATGATTAAACAAGGCTATTGTGTTGAACCGGCAAAGCACTAATGATCCAACTACGTTACTATCAGCAGGAAGCTTTAGACGCATTGTATAAATACTTTGCTGATGGTAATTCTGGCAACCCGTTAATCGGCCTTCCTACTGGCACTGGCAAATCTGTGCTTCCTGCTGCTTTCATTCAAGCGATCATGAAGCAATGGCCCAATCAACGCTTCCTGATGATCACTCATGTAAAGGAACTGATATCGCAAAATGCGAATGTACTTTTAAAAGTTTGGCCGGAAGCTCCGCTTGGTATCTATTCATCTGGTTTAAAACTTAAACATACAGCACAACCAATTATCTTTGGTGGTGTACAGTCTATGATCAGAAACCCGCAAATGTTCGGTCATAGAGATATTGTCTTTGTTGATGAAGCGCATTTGGTATCGGCTGATGATAGCAGCCAATATCAGAACTTTTTTGCTGTTATGAAGCTGATCAATCCTAATTTAAAAATTATTGGCATGTCGGCTACCCTATACCGCATGGGAATGGGGATGATAACAGAAAATGGATTGTTTACCGATGTAGTTTATGACAAAACTGATATGGATGGCTTTAATGAGTTAGTAGCTCAAGGCTACATGGCTCCATTGATACCATTGAGAACTAAAATCGAGTTAGATGTTTCAGATGTTAGTGTGCAAAAAGGTGAATTTGTAGCAACCCAATTGCAAGGTGCGGTAGACAAGGCTCACATAACATTTAAAGCATTGCAGGAATTTGTACATGCCGGATACAACAGAAAATCTTGGCTTATATTCGCTTCAGGTATTGAACACGCTGAACATATCGCGGAGCAACTTGGAGCGTTTGGAATTGATTGTGCGCCAGTGCATTCAAAACGACTAAGCGACTATAACGACGCGGCAATTAAAGCGTTTAAGAAAAATGAACTTAGAGCTATCGTTAATTATGGTAAACTTACAACGGGATTTGACCATCCAGAAATAGACCTGATTGGAATGCTGCGACCAACCTTAAGCGTTCCTTTATGGGTACAGATGTTAGGAAGGGGCACTAGACCGGCTGATGGTAAGTCTAATTGTATGGTGCTTGACTTCGCGCGCAATACGCCGCGACTTGGTCCTATCAATGATCCCGTTATCCCTAAAATGCGTAAAGGTGACGTTGGCGAAATGCCGGTCAAAATATGCGAGACATGCGGAGCTTATAATCATGTCAAGGTGCGGTTTTGCTGTCAGTGTGGGGAAGAATTTTCATTTCAAGTCAAGATTGTTAGCCATGCTGGTAGTGACGAATTACTAAGAGCAGCCGCCGTAGAGCCAACGCCGATCATTGAAACGTTTAATGTCAGATACGCAACCTACAATAAGCATATCAAGATTGGAAAACCTCCTACACTCAAGACGACCTACTACACGTCAGGTCTAGCCTTCAACGAATACATTTGCCTTGAACACGCTGGCATGGCTGGTAAGATGGCTAGAGACTGGTGGAGGAAGCGTCACAGGACGGAACCACCAGCTACCATTGACCAAGCTCTTAATTTTGTGGCAGAGCTACGCTGTCCAAGGTTTTTAAGAGTGCATGTCAATAAGCTGCATCCTGAAATATTAAGCGCAGAGTTCTGATTATGTATAAACAACCAAAACCAATTATCAGACAAAATAATCATGTTGATTTCCATTCGGCTATTCAAACGGCTGTAGACAACGTAATTAAAAATCCAATGACAATGCCTTATCAGAATTGTTTGAACTGCAAGCATTGGAAGCCTACAGATGATATTTGCGGATTATATAAAGCAAAGCCGCCAACTGAGATAATTGTTTACTCCTGTCCTAGCTATGAAGATGATATGGATATACCTTTCTAATGGCACGTCAACCACGCGCAAAAGTAGAGCAGAAAACTAATGCCTTATTACAGGCATTGGAGTTTTGCTCCTGTGTCTCTGAAAAGCTTGGGGCAAGCTATGAAACGCATATTGGGTTACGCAGCAATTGGGCTGTTGCCTTTAACGGCATTGTCGCTGCTGGTAGTCCTATCGCTGAAGATATCTTATGTCATCCCCACAATCTGTTGTTTATTGAAGCCTTGTCAAAATGTGACGACAATTTTTCACTTACCCAATTGGACAATAACAGGCTCTCCATAAAGTCGGGAAAGTTCAAAGCTGTAGTCCCTTGCCTTGATCCGGCTTTGATGCAGTCTGCTATTCCTGATCCTCCTATTGTCACCATCACAAATAAATTTAAAGAGGCTATAGAGGCTGTAGGAGTGCTGGCAAGTGAGAACGCACAGCATGTACTGACTGCATCGGTACTGATGAATGGGCCATCTGTGATATCGACTAACCGCAAAATGATCTTTGAATATTGGCACGGGTTAGACCTTCCTCCTAACATACCTCTACCAAAACAGTTTGTAGCGGCATTGGTAAAACAGAAAAAGAATTTATCCAAATTTGGCTTTAGCAAGTCGTCAGCTACATTTTATTTTGAGGATGGTTGTTGGTTAAGAACACAACTCTACTCCGATAACTGGCCTGATATATCCAATATCTTAAATCGCGAAGCTAACCTATGGCCGATTGATCCAAATTTTTTCAAGGCTCTTGAAGCTGTTGCGCCATTTTCAGAAGATGGAAATGTTTACTTTGATACCAATCTGATCATGTCACATGCTGATCATGGCGTAGGAGCTAGTCACGAATGTAACGGATTGCCAAAAGGCGCTACCTATCCGGCTAAACAACTCATGATGCTAAAGCCTCATGTGAAGAAAATTGATTACATGGCTAAAAACAGTCACGATAGTACAGGCTATATGCTTAAATTTGAAGGTGATAATGTCAGAGGGTTAATCGCGGGGCGAGAGCGATAATGCAGCAGCTAACCTCTGAAGGCTTGATCAGTCTAGACAAAAGCGTACAGCTACTTCCTTATAAGCCGCGTCAATTTATTGAACGCGAGTTTATGACCGATGCTGAAATATTAGCTAATGTCGGCGGTACGCTATTATGCGACGTTGAATTGTATCCTAATTATTACCTGTGCTCATTCAAGCTACTCAATACCAACAAATTTATAACGCTTGAGTGTGGGGAAGGTAAATCATTTAATCCAAAATTCCTGTCTTGGCTAATGAACAGCTACAGAACGGTTGGCTTCAATTCGATTGACTATGACTTATTAATCATTTGGCTATCCTATACTACACAAGATACATACCGTCTTAAAGATGCATCCAATGATTTGATTTTGCGAGGAATGCGACCGCAGGAGCTAAAAAAGGAATACGGTTTCTTTAGCTATAAGACGCCACACATAGACTTAATTGAAGTATCTCCGCTTAAGGGTAGCCTGAAGCTCTACGGCGCTAGGCTCCATTCGCCGCGTATTCAGGACTTGCCTATTCCTGATAACAAAGAGCTAACGGCAGAAGAAATTGAAATTGTAAGGCAATATAATTTCAACGATCTTGACGTTACCGAACAGCTTATGAATTTCATGAAAGAGCGTTTGGAATTGCGTACAGCTATGAGTGCTGAATACAATGAAGATTTAATGAGTAAATCAGATGCTCAAATTGCTGAAGCTGTGCTATCTAAGGAAGTAGGAAAGCTAAACGGCAAGCGTCCAAAGAGAGCAGAGATAGAAGTTGGTACAATCTATCGCTATAGCATTCCTTCCTACATTGAGTATCAAGCCAACAATTTAAAAGCTATGCTTGGCAGGATCAGGGTAGCCAAGTTCATTGTCAACGGTTATGGCAAGATAGACTTGCCTGATGAATTAAAAGGAAGCGTTAAAATTGGCAAAGGAACTTATAGGCTTGGCATCGGCGGTTTGCACAGTTCTGAAAAAAACATTGCCTTTGTGGCAAGCGATACTACTAGCATCGTTGATAGGGACGTTGCTAGTTATTATCCTCGCATAATTACTACACTTAGTTTATATCCGCAATCAATGGGACCGGCGTTTTTAGAAATTTATGAAAAATTGATCTTGAGCAGACTAGCTGATAAAAAAGCAAAGCGAATGGTGCAGAGTAACGGTAAGAAAGTTGTCATCAACGGTACATCTGGTAAGTTTAGTGACGTTTGGAGTTGTGTCTACGCTCCTGATCTAACCATTCAAGTGACTGTCACCGGGCAACTAGCCTTGCTCATGCTCATAGAGATGGTGGAGCTACACGGCATAGAAGTGATAAGTGCTAACACAGACGGCATTGTAATGAGTGTAGGCAAAGACAAAGAGGATGCCTTAAAATACTGTGTGAGTGAATGGGAACGGCGCACCGGATTTGAAACCGAAGAAACAAGGTATAAGGGATATTACGCCAGAGACGTTAACGCCTATTTTGCAATCAAGCTTGATGGATCAGTTAAGAAGAAAGGTCCATACAGCGAAGTAGGTTCGCAGTCTGGAACACAGCTAGACACTAATCCGATGGTGCTAATTTGCTCTGATGCAGTGGAAGCTTTGCTATCAAAAGGAATACCAATTGAACAAACCATTAAAGAATGTAAGAATTTTAATAGATTTGTTACAGTTAGACAGGTCAAAGGTGGCGCGCATAAAAACAAAGAATATCTTGGTAAGGTTGTCAGATGGGCATATATCAAAGGGGAAACCGGAACGATTAATTATGTACAGACGGGTAATAAGGTAGCCGAAACTGATGGAGCCGTACCTTTCATGGATATGCCTATAGAGTTCCCCACAAACATCAATTATGACTGGTATATTGCTAAGGCTAGGGAGATACTAGAAGAAATAGGACATACGCCAAAGCCAAAACAATTGCAGTTCTTTTAAAAATAAGTGTTGACTAGCTATTATTGCACGTCTATTGTATGCGTGAAAGATGGAGCAAACTAGATGGATTTCCTTAGATATGTAGTTGAAGCTAAAGATCAATATGGTTGGTTTGACTATGCTTTTCTTACTACACTTGAGGAAGCCACTAAGCTAGCTAAGGATTTAAAAGAAGGTTTCGGTGATAACATCAGGGTTATTGATCGCCTTAATATGATAGAATACGATCAGTTGACGGAAGCAACACGCGATCCTGATTTTAACTGAAAAAAGAGCCTCCTGAGAGGCTCTTTCCTTTTGGGCTGTCTAGCTACCCCTTACCGATTTTAACGAACGTAGCCCCGGTTTCTAGGTCACGGCGCTAGGTATTTTTTGTAGGCTTCTACCCAGTTCTGAGAGATGGCGTTTTGCGCCTGTCGCGGCGTCAAGGTTCCATCACAGATCAGCTTGTGCAGCCGGTTTTCAAGAGCGTCTTTCTGGTGCGCGTTCCAGCTAGCGGCGTTGGATTGCGGCCACAGGTTCTTGATATCGTTACTCCCGCCTAATTCCAGCGATATCAAATGGTCTACTTCGCAGCCAGATTGCTTGCACCAGCCTGTCTTATTGGTTAAACCATAGAGCTTAAAAACTTTATTTTTAGTTGCTGTTGATACATTGCGTATAGCTGATGTATGACTAGAACATATGTCAGCTTTATTTGTTGTTCTAACTGCTCCCGGCGTTTTGCTGATATCATTTAGAGCACCTTGCGCCAGCAACGCACAGGTAACAGCAGCTAATAAGCAAGTCATTATGACATACTCCCCGGCATAAAGCAACGAATGGCAAGCTCTCCACTATAACGGATAGGCCATACCATTGTCCTGCCATCCTGATTAGGTTCCTTAATTACAGCATCGTCAGGTACATCAATCCACAGATTATCAAGCCTGACTTGATAATGACCGTTATCGGATTTCCAATCAACATCAGCGACCGTTTCCCCATCAGCAAAAGAACAGCACAGCCCTTTACCACTAGCTAGCTTATCAAACCAGCCATTTAATTCAGGATGGTCAAGATCATGAGCAATTGCTAGCTCAAAACCAGATATCGTACCAGTTATAAATATTAATATCAATATGGTTAATGTGACTTTAAGCATCAGCGTAACTTTACGATTTTTCGAGATGCTAAAACATCTCGCAAGCTTTGAGCAGCCCTGATCACTTCTTCTGTAGCTGTTTTTAAATTTTCCAACGATAACTTAAGACGTAGCTCTTGGATGATAAAAGTCTTATCATTGCGACCATCATCTTCATAAATACGTTTAAACTGCCGAATTACACTACGCATGTTTATTTCCCCTAATTTCGGCGGTTAAACTATTCATTGCGCTAGCACTACTATGCAAAGCGTCAGACATTCTATCTGCTGCTAATATGCGTTCGTCATAGCTTTCTATCAATTGATTTTCCAACATCTGAATACGCATATCCTTCTTTTCTTCGCGCTTTTCAGACTTTGTAAGCATTACCCACAATACCAGACAAATTAGACCGGCGATACCTAATTTAAGTATTTCTTGCTCCACCAGCCCATTTCCTCAAATCACTTTTGTTAAAATTATTACTGATCTTCAGCTAGTGCTTTAGTGGCTGCTGTTTCAAAGTCAGCATCAATTTGAGCTTCAAGAGTTTGCAACGCACCTAGCTGCTCTGGTGTGACCGCAGTATGATCCTTAAGCACAGCTATCACATTTTTAACCATCGGAAGAACGTCGCGATATTCTTTAATAAGAACTGGCATGAGAGCTACCAATCCTTCAACAATTTTAGCAACTAATCCGGCGTTAGCTACACTTAGCGAAGGTAATAGCTGCTGAAGCAAGCCTAATGATAATTGAATTACTGCATCCATGTTAGCTAACTCCTGCTACTTTGTATTGGTTCAAGATTTTTTTAACGCTGTCTGTTGCCGTAGTCAAAGCATCGTATAATCCCTTAGAGCCCAATTGGCCGGGATGATCGTTCATAAATTGTATGGCGTCGTTTCTAGCTACTCTACCAGAGCGAATAGCTGGAATTAACAGCTTAGTCGCAGCAGAGCTACGGCAGAACGGAGCCGCAGTAGGGCACTTTTTCATGTTTAAATAATTTGTAGCTGTGACTTCTACAGCGTCATATGCATTTGCTGCTACATAGATTGCTTCTGGCGAAACAGTAGTTGAAGCTCCTGCTTTAATCGTTTCGATAAAGCTGGTAATGCGTTCGCCAAATGGCGTAGAGCAGCCGCTTAATGTGCCGCCTAGTGAAAGAGCTAGTGCTAAAATTATAAGTTTTTTCATATTAAGATGCCTTTTTAATTGCTGCTGCAATTTCTGGCGTAACTGCCACTACATCATTATTATTTGGCAAAGCCTCGGCTGATGCTCTATCAGTAATGACGGTAGTTTGTGGAAGTTTACCAACAGTATCTTTGAGTGATTGCGCTCTGGTGACAAGAGCGGGCCACAGAATAGCGCCAACTCCCATGATGCTGCTGATTACAATAGTCCAATCGCCAGCACTGAGATTTAGCACATGCGCGCCAGCTAAATAACCAGCAGCTATGCCTATCAATGGCGCAACAGTAGATTGCAGTTGGGTTTTATTCATTTTAAAAGTTCCTTTCTTTAATTGTTTAAGCGTGAACTCTGGCGGCTTGGAAGTGCATAGCATCAATTGAGGAAGGCGACCAATCCCCGCCCCATACCCAATTCTCATTTAGAAAGTTATCCACAAGCGGCGTATTATGTTGAAATAAATGTTTCAAAGAATGCTGTTGATTTTGAGCCGCATCAAAATCAAATGCACAACCAAATGAATGCATGGATGGTAGTTTGCCGCCGCGCATAGGACGCACTACATATGAGCCATCAAATACATCATACCCTAGATTGTGGGCATGATCCTGAGACTTATCAATATCAACCCAAGTCTTATTTAAAACTCTAGCTAAACTATCAGCACACTTTACATGAGAAATGATTATATTGTTTCCGGTAGTAAAATTCCAAGGACAAATGACATGCGTTAGATTAGCCATAAAGTCAGGCTGGTATGGATCACCATAAAAGGCAACAGCGTCTTTCTGCAATGGCCAAATGTTCTTAGTGGTTTTAACAGTAGTTTTGGGAGAAGGCTTAATTATAGCAGGAACAACAGCCTTATCTTCTGCTAAAGCTCTAGCAGCGGCAGCTTCAAAGTCCTTGTCGATCTTGTTACTCATGGTAATGTCGCCAGTTTTGTTTTAGCCCATTGTATGCCGCCTAAATTATTAGGATGGTCCCCTTGAGAAGCGCCAGAACCAATAGTCATTGTATCTGGATCATAACCAGAATTAATATCAACATAATGTAAATTGTACCCATCAGCTATAGCTTGAGTGACCAATGAAGATAATGCTGCATTTATAGTATCTATGTTAGCTGAAGTGCAGTTTACACCATCCTTATTGTAGCCATAAGTTGTACACTTTGGTACTGACAAGATCGAACAGAGTAATCCGTTAGCTCCGCGACCAATCCAGTCAATGAATACACGCCTTGCATCCAATGTTGTGATGGTGAATGTATGTGAGCCTGCACCAAAACCGGCTAATCGTAATGCTGCTGATGCTCGACTAGAGCTATCTATATTACGTTGAGTTGAAGATAGAGCTTGTGCAGAAAATATTCCTTGGTCTATTCCGTCAATAGTTACCTTGAAACGCCCCATAAATGGAAGGCCATTAACAAGATAACTGGAAACCGTATAACCTAATATGAATAAATCACCATCAAATGTACCTGATGCTGTAGCAGAAGCAGCATCGGTATATTTTCCCGGTGTGATCCCGCTATTAGACCATGCTCCGGTGAAACTCCAATCATTGTTAACAGCAGGAGATTTATTGCCAGCAAGCCAAAGGGCTAAAGCGGACACGCAAGATGAAAACACACCTAGCGCAGCCGCGCCAGCACCGAAAGCGCATACATCATTAAAGCCAATCGCAATTTCAAACCGTTCGCCAGCGACCGGCGAATGAGCAAAAATCACATCTCCTAAATCTGCTGCTACCCTGCCGCCAACGCCATTGTTTTCATAGGTTTCTCCGCGCCACAATGCCGTTAGCTCAAAATGATAGGCCCGCAACAGCGTTGTTTCGGTAATACCACCACCAGCCATATGACTACAGCCGTAACCAATCGCTTTCATCACTCTATCCTTTAATTCACAATGCCGTAAATCTTTACTGTGCCGCTTGTGATATTACCGGATGAAAAGCTAACTTCTATTCCAGTAACAGCACCGTTACCACCATCCCAATAACCGGAATTGATACTATGATCTATTAGTGAACTGCCACTATCTAGATGGAAAAAGGTTCCATTCATCATTTTACGAAATGTGGTGCTAGGAGCTTGATACATTATCAAGCGACCAGAAACACCGCCGCCGCTAGCCGAGTTATTAACTTGAGCTACGTTTATCGAACATGGAAAAAATGTAGTAGATGCTGTATTAGAAGAACCACCAGTGTTAAACCCGCTACTAACGGTCAAATAGCTTGTGCTTTGAACACCGCCACTGTTAACCTTCAAGCGGCATTGAACAGCAGTGGTTGCTGGCAGGACGTTATCAAATACAATTTCATAATCATTATAAGTTGACGTAAAGCTTGTGGTATCAGATAAAGTAGCGCCACCGCTACCAGTCAAGGTATTGAGTAACACCTTATTTCCACTAGCAACAGCACAAGTACCATTAGTGACGATTACTCCACCTGATAAACCAGCCCCGCAAGTAACGCTGCTCACACCACCAGCAGCAGCCGCTCCTAATGCTTGTGCAGTCCATTTTGAAATACCATCGCTTTTAAAAAGATAAGCGCCATTAGCTACAACCATAGTAACTGACGTTGCTCCATTTATAGTATCTGAGCCTGCTCTAGTAATTATAAGTGTATTTGTTGCTGTAACAGTGCTTTGAAAATCAGCTATAACAATTTCTTGACCGGGATTAACAGCATTGGCGGCTGGTAAGGTCCAAGTTCTAGACGCCGTAAATGTTGCATTGGTTCCAACAGTTCTATCCGTTGGCAAAATAGTATAAATACTATCGCCATGTCCTGTATATTGATCTACGTTCAATCCGCCAGAGGCTCTAGCGGCAGGAGCGGTAACTTGCCCTGTGCCACCTTGGGCTAAAGTTATAGGAAGGTTTACGCTGATATTATTACCAGTGCAAGTTAAGCCTCCCGTACAAGCAATATCTCCTACCATGCTACCAAGTGAAGTAACACCAGTAGACACAGATGATGCGCTATCAGGAGTTACTTTAATAATATAATTAATAGTCTTTTCAGGAGGAACGTTAGCAATAACTAAAGGAGTACCGCTAGTGTTATTAGACGTAACGCTTATTGCGTTATTACCAGCCGAGTTAACTGTAAGTCTGTGGCCGCTTGATGCTATATAACCAAATGAGCCGCCACTTGTTGCTACAGCTTGATCAGGCTCAAGCTGCATAAACACCGTGCTAGATGCAACACTAATTGCCTGTGCTGCGTTTGCAGATGTAATGCCTGTTGGCAAATTAGCTAAGGCTAAAGCGATACTTGCGCTTTGATTACCACCAGCCGCACCAATGGAGTTAGGATTAGTAGCTCCGAAGTATGTTGCTGTTAAATTTGCCGAGGCTGTACCGCCCATGTTATTGTTACCAGCAAGGGTTAAGCCTCTAAAATCTGGTAAGTTAAAAGTGGTGGTACCGTTGCCTCTGCCCCAAGGAAAAAATACCGCCGTTGCGCTAACTGTGGTGTTAGCATTAGCAGCTAATGTTACGCTAGAAGAAGTCTTAGAAATAATGGTAGAAAAACCAGCAGCCAAGCAAGAAACTTCAACAGGCATTCCAATCCAAAAATTTGTAGTGTCTCCTACACCGCTTAGTATGGGGCTACCAGAATTACAAAACACCGATTGACTAGACGTAATGGCCGTAAGCAAAACAGCGTATGTAGTTCTTGATAATTCTTGCCCGTAAGTAAATAAATATTGATTAGGCGCAACCATGCCAGCCCAAGGTTTCACTGTTCCAACTAAATCACCATCACCCGTACCCGATGTTCCTCCACCGCCAGAGCCAACTGACGAAGTGTTCTGATCCCAAATGACATTGCCATTGCGATCTTTAACAACTTGGCGATAGGTACCAGAACCTAAAATCAAACCTCTACCGGCTGCATCCAACACAACCGGATTTAAATTTGGAACGGTTTCAGCCGCGTCTTGCCAAGTCGTCTTGCGGGTAGTAGTAGATGGAATATAAAAATCTACCGTTCCCTTAACTAACGGTTTGCCGTTCTGATCCACAAATGTAGTTTTGGCAGGAGGTAAAATGCTAGCCGTTTGAGCATAAGCAAAATGTACCTGTGCAACCATCAATAACGACAATAAGAAAGTTTTAAAAATGGAAAACTTCATAGTTCTAATCCTAATAGGTTTAATTATTTTTAAATTTCGTCGCTACGTTTGGATGCCTACAATACTTATCGTCATAGCATATTTTTGGTGGAAATTAGAACCTTACCGTTTATGGAGCAATTACACGCGACAACGCATTACCAGTTCTGGAAAGCAAGCTTTGCTTAGGTGGAGTGACAACATTAGACAACGCTTGAATTAAGGCATCCTTATCGGGTCCGGTAGCGGTAGCTAGCTTAGTTAGCTCTACATTCTTTGCTTTAGCATGAGATAGCTTTGCCATATCTTTAAGTTTATTGGCACCTTTCAATCCCAAGATCAAAGCGGTAGAAGCTCCCATAGGACCGCCAGCCAAGCTATTAGCAATCTCGCCTCCTACCATGATCGGCGCACTACGCATAATGTCAGTAGATACTGGCAAATCAATTCCACTATGAGATTTGAGACGCATAGCAGTTTGGCTATTTTCAAATAGCTTTTTGTTGGTATCGGCTATCTTGCGCTCATGCAGAAGCTTGGTTGACATTTCTTCAATTTCAGTATTGCCAAACAAATATTTTAATTTTTCCTTGTTAAAATCTATTTGTGGGATTTCAGTTCCTTTTTGACCAACAGCATTACGCATACCGCGAATTTGACTATCAACGGCAACGCGAGCACCTTCCTTAGCAGCAGCTATTTCATCAGCACTGGCATTGTCAATCCAATATTTCCAATAGCTAGGATCATCAGTATGCTTGGTTGGGCGGTTCTTTAAAATTTCCGCGCCTTTTTCGAAAGCCTCATGCACTTGTTTGTCATCTGCATACTGCTTTAAACCAGTTCTATATGGCCCAAGTCCGGTATCAGGATTTTTAGGACCACTGGCATTATCAATAGCGTCAACAATTTTATTGCGATAAGCTTTAAGTTCCTTACCTAATAATCGTTCTGATCCAACAGAACTACTTGTCAAAGCATCTGCTCTTTCCCGCAATCTAGATTGAATACTATGCAAGTCATCAGTATAATGATGCATCGTATCCCTATCGGGCCAAGAGCCGCGAATTTGTTGACGTAACTTATAAAGTTCTGTCTGCAAAGGGTCTAACGGTAGAGAAGGCTGCTTTCCAGCTTTAATAGCTTTCATCGCAGGAGCGCCAATCTCTTTATCAATAGCCTTGATGATACCTGTAACTTCTGTATGTGGCGTAGCTCCAATGACCGGATTGATTAAAGTTCTACCTGTTTCTCTAGCTTTATTTTGAAGTCTGTCAATGGTAGCCTTAACGTCTATAGAACCACCAAGAGCCGTATCAATAACGTCTCCAACAGCACCTTTGGCACTAGCCAAACGTTGCTCCACAACATTTTTCATTAAATTTTGGTGCGGACCTTCAGTGACTACTAATTTTTGTGCGGCCTGTTGCACTGGTGCGCTAACGTCCATAGGCGATAGACGCGGATTAGATTTTAAATCAGCAATGAAGGTAGGTAAGTTTTCCTTGCCAACCAAGTCAATCAACTGATTAAACGCTTTGTTGATAGGTCTAGCTGCATTAGCGACTTTACCTAGTTTAGCAACCGGCAAAGCTCCACCAGCAATCAATCCAGCAGCTTCGCCAGCGCGTTCGCTGCCAGTTAAATTAGCAACTGGATTTTCCACTGTTTCCTTTAATATTCCGGTAGCAGGAGATGTTACATATTGAATTGCTCCCAATCCCATCTTGCCAACGCCAGTAGCAGGACGGTTTTCAAGGGTATCTTTGGCACCGCTCTTGAACGTCTCAATCCCGGCCCTAGCTGCTTCTCCTGTTGACCGGGCAATATCGCCCGGTAGTTCTGAGGCTCCCGCCGCAACGTCTCCTAGCGCGTTGCTAGGCTCACTGTAGCGACGCGGATTTCTGCCGCCCTTTTGGCTAGGCACCGCATTAATCGTATCGGACTGCTCTTTGGTAGCATCTGAAATAGGAGGGGCTACAACCGGCCTAATGGTAATGCCAGTAGAATTACTAGGAGCATCGGCATTCAAATACCCATCAAGAATATCATCAGCCGTAGTAGGAGCACCAGAGCCTTTCGGCACTGGTATCTTACCACCAAGATAACCTTCTAGAATTTGATCAGCGTCCATTATCTTGAACCAAGCGGAGGAATAGACTTAGTATTGTGGGCAATTTCAACAGAAGCTTTAAAAATTTTCAATTCTTCTGGCGACATTCCCTTAATTAATTTTTGCAATTTATCCTTGCTCATTAGATCAACCCCATATGCTCTAGGGTCTTGCTCATTGTTAAAGCGTACAGAAAATTTTTGAAATTCCTGATCAGGTAGATTTGATTTTTCAAAAGCAACAATTTCAGCTTGCTTTAATCGACGTAAAGCCAAGGCTGATTTAGCTACATCAACAGCAGCAGCGTTGGATATTCCCACACTAGGATTACCAGCAAATGCAGCCGCTAGCTTATCATTGGTTCCGCTATTGCCGGTTTGATTGACAAAATCGGTTAAATATTTTTTGGCTTTGTCGTAATCAGCAACAGTGCCGTTAAAATCGCTTTCCTTGATCCCCGGAACCATAGAGATGGCAAACGATTTTAAATGATTAATGGTTTCGGTTCCCGGTCCTGTGCCTTTAGGACCAAGTTTTTCCAATGCTGGAATAGCTTGGGTAAGTGGAAATATCTCGCGTTGAAAATTTCCGGCTTGCTGTCTAGCCGCAACCGCCGATGTAGCTCCACCAGCCGCACCAATACCCATAGCTTCAGGAGTACCGGGAGGTAGTGATTTAGCTACTCCTGTTGGTCTAGCGGCGTTGAACCTATCGTTAAACGTTGGCGCTTCAACGCTAGCACCTGTGACAGTGCCGCCAAAATTAGAGCTTGGGCCATTGATAGCAGGATTGTTGATCGGTCCTGTTGGCAACGCCGATGGTGCTGTACGTTGTGGCTGCTGTTGATATTGTCCCGGTAATCCGCCTCTCACTGGTAACGTGCCTTCAGGTATAGCTGCTCTCTGCGGTCCTAATGCTTGCTTAGCGCCATAATTAGGATTAGGCTGACCATTAGGCAATAGCCTCCTGTTATCAACTGTTTCTGTTTCAGGAGGTTGTTGTATCTGAATTGGTGCGCCCATTGGTCTAACACCAAAACGCGCACTAACGTTAACTGGCGTATCAGTCTGTCCGTTGCGCTGCATAGCAGGAGTACCCAAGTGATATTGAATAGCTTCAGAATGAGTAGCAGCAGCCGTCATAAATTCGTTATAAAAACTAGCGCCATCCTTAGCGGCCTGAAGCCTTTGCATGTAAGCATCTAGTTGCTGTTGCGGCACCAGCCCTTGCCTGACTGCATTCTGAGCAACAGCCGCGTATTCTTCCTTACTGGCGTTAGGTCCAAGTGATCCCATCGCTCTAGTCATGTAGCCTAGAGCTTGGTTAGCTTGATCTAGCTTTTGCTGATTAATCTGCAATGATTGCGATTGCAAAGCACCAATCTTGCCAGCTTGTTCCAAAGGACCAACTGGCATTGGTTGATTATATGAGCTTGTGTCTGCTTCTAATCCAGCCACTTTTTAAATCCTTTAAGCAGTAAATGGTGTTGGGCCGTTAGGACCACCATAAGTAATCGGTCCTGCTGGTGTACCATATAAACCTTTATAGGCAGCATATGAGCCAATACCATTAGCTGTATTAGCTATAGATGTTCCTATCCTATTGTCAGCAGCAGCCTCAGCATTACCTGCCCCAACAGTAGCTACACCAGAGTTGTAAGCAGCTTTTTCACCTAAAACGCCAGTTTGAGCAGATGCATTTTCACCAGTATCAACCAAACCTTTTAGGCGATTAAAAGCATTTGTCTTGTTAGTATTCTGCATGTCAAATGCGGTTTTATAAGTATCGGTGGCAAGTCCTTTGGCGAATGCTGCCGCGCCTTTTAGCGCCGCTCCTGATGTACCTAATCCTCTGGCAGCAGCCGCATTGGTAACAGCCTTTTGACCTTGCGTAGAAGCAAACTTATAGTAATCGCTGTTCTCTAGTACGTTTGGATCAATGCTGATATCTGATGTTAATTCAGGCAAGCGACTAGTAAGCTGATCAGTAGCGTTAGCTCCTACCGTTCGGTACGGCTCTAGGTCCGATCTAGTCTGCTGATACTGTTGCTGTTGCAAGGCAATAGACTTATCAGCAGCTTCTTTTTGAGCATCAGCAGCTTTACTAGCGGCGTAGCTCTGAGAAATACCGCCAATAACAGCACTTCCCACAATAGCGGTTGCAACCCATGCGCTGCATAAGCAAGGGTCTATAAATTCATCGCTAAAGCCAAAGATATCTTCTTTGAAATTCATAGCTTAAATCCAAATGAATAAGCTTGCCATTCTGAATACCAAACATTCATAAATATGAGTAGCATCATAGCTTAAATTCCAATTGATTAGCGTTGCAAAACTCTAACCATTCGTTTTCATTCTTGGCGATAAAATGTCTTTCTATTTTATTTAAGTCAGTCTCACAGGTGCCGTGAATGGTTGTCCATACACATTCAGTCAAGGCATAAGCAATTCGTTTGGTGCCAGCAGGAGAAACAACTGTAAACGGCGCTTCAACTTTTACGATGCCTTCTTCCGTCGATACTTGCATACTACCGTAAGACAGAATATTTAAATTTTTAAATTTGTGAATTTCTCCCACAAGAATTGTGCCAGCCGGAATATGCAGTTCTCTTGCATAAACCCCTTCGGAAAAATGATGCACTACCTGTAGATTTAATTGTGGTTGCTGCTTCATAAACGTTTCCGCCGCAAATATCTTATTCCTCGTAGATAGTTCGGTTAGCTTTTCTACAATATCAGTCATCAAGCACCTAAGAATTGAAGTGTAGGAGTTACTGTATATGTGGTTCTAATAGTATCTCCGATTGAAATTGGCACGATCAAAGGTCTAACTGTAGATAAAGGAATTATGATACCGCCTCTGATTAATGATATTGCTGATACTGTTCCACCTGATATAATTAATGTACCCTTGACGTTAGCAGTAAAATTGAATGGAGAACCTGTAGGAACTATATTTGCTACAGCAGGAGCCGCTTGGACAAATTGCTGAAAGAAACCATTCCAAGGATCAAGTAATCGTCCTTTGCCTATTTCTTTTCCCTTGTCGTCAAGCACTCTTACTAAAGGTGCTTGCATATTTAAAAGTGGTAAACTGCTCATTTAGCAGCCTTTACACGTTCAACAAATCCACCATTCAAAGCTGTATCGCAATTTGCTGACCATGAAAGTTTAAAAACTCTATCCCTTGCTTCTCCTAGCCTATTCCAAGACATAGTTTTCAAATAATCACCAGTCTTACCCATAGACTGCATCACAGCATTTCCGTAAGTCTTACCTTTATCATCGGACCAACTTAAACTAATCTGCGGATCATCCTCTTGATCGGTAACTGTACCCGGCTGTATATCAGCCTGAAAATTCTTATATGAGACTTTTTGATTATTTTCGCTCATGTGTGGGAAGGTTCTAATCCTAGTTATAGGACTATCCAAATCTTTAAAAAAAGACACATCAAGTCTTAATAGCTGTCCATTCTCCCAATCGCCAATCAGGTTAAATCCGTTGACAAACATACAGCAGTTAGCTCTAGGTCTCAATAAGTTTCCGTTTGCATCAGTCCAATTCCATTCACTCCATTGCTTAGTTTTTAGATCATATAGCCAACCTTTATTGGCTGTCGGAAACACCAAGCAATAGAACGCATGATCAGAGATTTGAAAGGCAAAGCCAATTGCGTCAGCTAGAGTATTGTAACTTTTAAATTCTTGTACAATTCTAGGGGTAGATATTTCTACTACATCGTATCCTTGACCTTGAACTACAATCCCGCTTCCCTGCTGATCCTGCATAACGAAGAATATTAAAACGTCTATGGTAGCTAGTGAGAATTGAGCAGCGCAGCCATGATTAACAAAGGCTCCCTGTTGACGCTGAAAATAAAAATCAGCCGCTCCAGTGCCTACCCAAATTTCGGTAGTCAAAGCTCCTACTAGCCAAAGCTCGCCATGCACAGCCGCCAAACATACAATCGGATCATTGAAACCTGACTTGGCAGCGATGTCTAAAGGATCAAACGCACCTGTAGTAGTTAATAGAACATAAGAAGCATTAGAAACTGTAATGTAAAATTGACTTGTACCGGGACGATTGAAAATAAAGAATGTATCTATCAACGTTACATAATCAGCACCATAAAAATTAGGATCAACTATCAACCCTAATGTGTTGGTAGCCAAGTCAATCGCGTAACCGTTTACTCCATCAACCAATACACAAACCAAGCCATTGTCAGAAAAGATAACTTGGCTTGGTCTATCAGCTATAGAGCCTATGAATATCAAATTGCCCACACTAGACAAGAAATAAACATTCTGCCCTACGACATAAAAAGCTGTACCTAAGCTAGTTCTATATGATGCTCTAGCCTTCTTTAAAAAAACAGGATCGGCATAAACAGCACAACCGGGAGTAGGATAATAGGTTACTTGTGCTGGCGCTTGCGGATCACCAGTATTGATTTCTGCATATAGGTTGACACACTCTTGACCTGAAGCGATGATATTCTTACCAGCGTAAGGAGTGCTTACTAAAGGTACTCTCATTGGCGAACATCAGGGGCATAGATATTAAACCCTGTCCTGTCTGCAAATGGTAGTTCTAATGTTGGCACTTGTGCGTTTGCGATCTTTACAGCGTTCAAAGCAATCTTGGCTAATTTTCCTTTGACCGGATCAGGAGGATACTGGTACATGCTAACCAAGCGAATGCACAAATTATAGTGTATAGCCTCTAGGTAAAAATCTGGTAGCGTAATTTCTGTATCTAAATTAGAAACTACGGTATTTACAGTATATGTAAAACCAGCACCAGTTCCGCCGACACTGGCAGCAGCTACCGATAAAATATCATTGATTGCGTAGCCTTGCCCCGGATTAGCGATAGCCACAATGGCGACGACGCCAGCAGTTACAGTAATGTCGGCTGTAGCTCCGCTACCAGAACCACCAGTTAGAGCTACTCCTACATAAGCGCCATTAGTATAAGCCGCGCCAGCCGTTGTAATAGAGCCTGTGTCAATGCTGGTTTGCTGCGATATCGGAAGCTTGGTAATCAAATGTATTTCGTAATCACTAGATGGCACAGGCCAAACAAAAACGTTTCCATTTGGATACGCGCCATCATAGAAAAAGTATTGTGGGAATGAATTTAAATTTTTAAGAGCTAATCTAGCGTAATCCTCATAACTCCATATAGGACGCAAAGGATAGCTAACAGCAAGAGTATTTCCAGTATTTAGCTGTTTAAAATATGCAGCTAGTACCTTGTCCGGTCGCATGGCATTGTAGTATTTACCTGGACCGATTTGATTGGATATGGCACCGTTAGCTAATGCGCTGATATCAGTTAAACCCGGAACTAACCAACGCTTGACTTGCCACAGCGCAAGCATTCTGGAAAATAAAGTAAACCCATCATTGATATCTTCATCTAATGCAGTTTGACCGATGCCAATAACACCAGCCTCTTTAAGAGCTAAAGCCACAATATCCCTAGCTGTAGTCATTGACTAAAACCTTTCAATTGTACAGCTAGGGATAAAAGTTTTAAATTATTTCTTAGAAGTCCAGCCTTTAGCTGGTTTGGCTGGTTCCGGTTCTGGTGTATCTTTCAACGCTTCCGCTTCTTCCTCGGCACTATGTACAATAACACCACTACCAACAGCAGTATTTTTAACATCAGGTCCATGAGGATAAACCATCTTGGGATATTCTTCGTCAGACATAATCAAGTTTCCTTTTTGTAAAAATAAGTCGAAAAGGGACACAGTGCCTAAACTGTGTCCCTAATAATTAATTATTACACCTTGCCAGCAATGACGCAAAGCCACTCAGGACGAATGTAAAGGAAGCCATACAGAACGTCAACGCGGGTAGCCAACTGATCACTGTTAGGAAGGTAATCAGTCAGAACGCGCATTGAAATGCCGTTGTAGACCGCTCTAGCTGCTTCCTCTACCGCCTTGCGGGGCAGAACCAAATCAGCAGTAGCCATCGTAACAGCCTTCTTAACAAAGGCGATAGACTTACGATAGATTTCACTTGCCTTATTAACCAAGCGCACCTGTGCGCCGTTAACAGGCAGAGCGTCAACAGTTTGATACTGTACTGTAGTTCCAGCAGGAGAGCCAACAGGAGGGCCAACAATACCGGGATAGAGAGGAAGCTGAGTAGCGGTAGTGACAACATCAGCAGTCAAAACAAACTGCCTCAAAGTGCCAAGCGATTGCTTGGTGACACGATTAACAGCGTTAACGTTATCAATCGTGACAATATCGCCTTTCTTAAAAGTGCCAGTGATAGCGTTGACAAGTAAGTTGCCGCCACCAGTACCAGTAGACTGACTACCGTTAACTGTGCCACCAGCACTAAAAGTACCAGTGGTATGTTTGATAACAGTCTGATCACGGAACCACTTGTCATAGCCAAGTCCTGACTTCATCATGCCAGTGCGGTACTGTGCCGACAATTCAGTAGCCGGATTAAGCAAGCCCTGAAGCGAAACAGTAGTGAGAGCATCTGTAGTAGGATCATTCACCACGTTACGCGACATTTGATCGGCGGAATTGTCGTCAAGAACGGCATTCGCCAACAGGAATTGAGCAGAGCCGGGAGTAACCGTATTACCAGCACCGTCAACGTTGTTGACAAAATTGCTAACGCCACCTTCAGAACCAAGCATAATAGTAGCAGCAACGTTACCAGCAAGGTTATTGATCAGCGGAGACATGACCCGCTCCGCGTAATCGTCAAGGCTCATGGTACGTTCGGCAGAAGTGAAGGGAACGTCAATACCAGATTGAGTA